CGATATGGAAGTACGGCGTTTTTCCATTTACTCCCGGTGTTCCCGGCACGCCCTGGTCGCCCTCGAATTTCGCCCACGTGTACTTGCTCGGGTCGGTACTGTCAACGCCAGAAAAGTCCGTATAAGTTCCGATATACTTGTTTGGTGTCTTGCTCATCTGCGCCGCTGTCGGGTTCTGTACCGGTGCGTACTGGATATGCAGATACGTTGTCTTTCCATCTATTCCAACGCCCGGAATTCCCTGCGGTCCGGCGTACTGTTTCGCAAGCGAGAACTGTTTTGACACAACGAGGTTGTTCAGATATGCGGCTTTGATGTTCACCCATCCGCTGTCTGCGGTCAGCCCAGTGACAGTGTATGTCTTAGTTTCCTTATTCCAGCTTCCCTGTATGTTCTGTGACGTCGTAATCGTGTACGTGCAATTATCTGTGATATCCTGTGTGCCGTACATGACGGTCGCTGTTGTGGTACACTCCGGGAACTCTGTATAGTTACCATCGCTGTCAACCGGGATTCCCTGATAGTCATTATCAAGCTGTATGGTCATGTTTCTGGCTAAGGACGCCGCTTCAAGGGCCTCTTCTGCTTTTGTATCATCTGTATATTTATTCAGTTTCTGCCAATCCGACTGAACATAAGATGCTCCCTTTGCTCTTGAAACTGTACAGGTAAGGATATCTCCACCTTCATCTTCTCCCTGTGACCACAAATCACCGATATCGTAAGGTGGCTGTGGCTTTGTCACAAACACTCTGCGCTTATGATCTGCGGTATCCTGTGCGTTTTGAGCCGCCGCAAGAGCTTTTGTGATATCGGTGTCCTGTACAAGAACCCATTCCCATTTACCTACGGTCGAATCATAAAAGAACCGGTAAGCATATCCGCCTTCACCAGTTTCTTTGTTCGGCTTCCAAAAGAACAAATCTCCTTCATGCTTTTTCCGTTCTTCTGTTGTTGTCCAATTAGATGCAGGTTTGTTTTGAAGCGTAGGTTCATAATCGTAGTAGAATGTTTCAATCTGGCCATCTATCTGGTCTTGCAAATCTCCCAGTGAGCCAGTGACCGTTTCGGCGTAATCAGATAGTTTTCCGTCTGAATAATCCTTACTTTCTTGGAGATAGTTTGCAAATGTTTGATTAAGAGATTTTCCCCCACCAATTTGAACACTTCCGTCAAGATATACGGATTTTGTGTCCATATCCACAGAGAAGATGATGCTTCCATCGGTATCTGTTACCGTGATTGCTCCGGCATTAATCCAGTCAGCATTAACACCAACAGCGTTCAAAATTCTTACAATCGTATCTCCATCAACGGTCATTCCGCCATTCCATGTTTGCCCGCCATCGGTTGAAACGCCCCATGCTTCTGCGGTCATCTTCCATACAGCCTTCGATTCCGCAAGTGTGGGTTTATCATGTAAGTAAAATATCTGGCTGCCATCCTGTTGAGTCTGGACTGTAGTGTAAACACCGGTGGAATTGTCCAGTCGGTCTTTAAACTCTTGCAATGCCTGCTCTCGGGTGGTTCGCTCTTTCCAAACGGATTTTCTAGCGTCAACAGCTGCTTGTGTTACAAGCGAATAGGTCTTTGAACTATTCCGGGCTGCACTTTCGGCATTACAGGAAATCTGTTCAAACGTCCCCGGCTGCAGCACGACATTTGTCAAATAGCTTTTATACTTATTCCCTTTTCGGTCGGTGATTAGAACAGCATCACCGGCTTCAAGAACTATATCAGTCAAGCATTCTGTTTCAAACGGTCTAAAAGACATTCCGACGCATTTTTCACCGATTATACTTGCAACAACCTCGCCGGTTCCTTGCGGAATCAGTTTGTTTGCACTGATTTTCAGAACGTATCCTTCTTCTCCGTACAGATACGAACTTGCTTCTTCGTCCGTAGATGTGGATTCCAGATACTCTGTTACCTGCACACCGGTTATCACCACATCGTCCAAGTTTGGGGTAAAACCATTGGTGGAATTTATAACTGCCCTGTTTGCATCGGTAATTTCTGTGTCATACCATTTTATAGTCAATCTGCCGTATTTATCGCATCTGGCGTACTGGCATCCGATCTGGCATGTCCATGCAATAACTTGTCTGAAGGTCAGTGCTTCATCATCAGGTCTTGCTGGTATCTGGTAAGAATCCTGATAGAAATTAAGTGTGTCCAGTGTTACTCCGCACACCTTGCAAGCATCCTGTATGATTTGTTTCCTTGTTGCCGGATATTTCAGCTTACTTGCAGAATAATCACGGTCGAACTTCCGCATGTTATCTTCACATTCTAGTTCAATAATCGTAGTGTTCTGGTACGGAGTATCTATGACTGTCATTGTGCATATCCGGATTTTTTCTATCAGAGCATTTTTGTGCACTATGATTTCGTTACCGGTCGTATCCAGAATCTTATCACCAGTGGTATCAAGCAATGCGCTGGTATCTTCCGGTTCAAGTTCGATTCCTACGTAGCAGATCACCGTAGCATCCGTAAAATCATAATCTGTATACTTTCCATCAAAGTTATTGATTGATAGGTTCAAAGTATTGATATTTGCGGACCCGATGTTAAACGTGTTGTCGTCAGACACGGAATCCTCGAACTTCATACCATTTGACCAAAAATCAGCGTTGGTAAGATTGATAACTGTCCCATCCGTCAGCGTTATGTCAGCGTATTTTAAATAATTCCTGTTATCGTTATTTTGTTCATTCTTAAATCTGTCTGAAATATCTCTCAATCTCTCACCTCCTATTGCTCGATCAAGTCAAATTGCAATCCTTCCATCCGTTGATTCCCGACCCACCAGCATTTAAAAGGAGCGGACCGGTCGCCAACATAAAAGGTTCGGACTTCGTGTTTGTTTCCAGACAAGAGATCGGGATATTCAACAGAAATGTACTCTGGGTTGACCGCCTGCACGATTTTGCAAGCTTTTTCCCATTCCGGTGCGTTCCAACCTATTTCCAGTTTTCTCTTCTGTCCAACACGATTCTTATGCATGATCGTGTCATCAGTACGCCCGGATTCTGACGCTGATATGTCCTGAAGTCCCCATGTGAAAGAGGACGGACAAGGCATCGCTGCACCATTAATTTTTATAAAAACGTCTGCCATTGAATAATCACCTCATTTTTGCGCATAAAAAAGCGCCTATCAAAGATAGACGCTTTATGATTATTCATTATACTTTTTTGATGTAATATGATTCCATATTTTTACATATGATGTTCGGGCAAAAAGAAAGAACCGGAGATTTCCCTCCGGTCCATAGCTTTATTTATAAACTACTTTGTACATTGCTCTACGATACGATTTCACTTTTCCATAACGATTATTATTTGTAAACTGCACCATTTCGACAACGTGTGTTCCAGATTTTATATAAATGTCGTCCAATGATCCCCCTCCGCTAACAGAAGTGCCGTGATTTTGATCCCAAAGCGTTCCGTCAATATAGACATACGTCATTAATTCCCGGTCAACATTATTTGCTGAAAAATTGATATATCCCATTGGAAATTGTTTATATAACTGCATAAGTACGGTTTTACCATTCGTACTTCTTTGAGAATTATATTCAATAAAGAAATCTGCATCTCCACACTCTTTTTGATTTGGTAAAAGCATCTTAAGTTTGCTAGGTGTGTTCTTGACCGTAACTTTGCACTTAAATGTTTTACCAGACGCACTTCTGGCGGAAACATAAGCAGTTCCGACATTTTTTCCACTGATCTTACCGGTTGACGAAACTGTTACAACTTTGGCGTTTGAAGATGTCCATCTGTATTTCTGTTTCGTATTCAGCATTTTAAGCTGTGCCGTTTTCCCTTTGTACAGCGAAATGTTAGAGCTGCTGATTCTCGGCGCTTCTACTGTCACTAAGCACCGATAACTCCTCTTCCCGATTTTGGCAGTAATCGTAGCTGTTCCTCGGGCCTTTGCTGCTACTTTTCCGGCGCTATTCACAATCACATTTCTTGAGTTGCTGAACCATTTTGGTTTTGCTTTTGTTCCGACCATCTTCAGCTGCATCGTTTGTCCTGTGCAAATCGTCACCTTCGTTTTGTTAATTTTCACTGTTGCCGCCGATGCCGGAACCGCCATGGCAAGTGCCATAATCATTGCCAGCAAAATCACTGAAAACTTTTTCCACCTTTTCATTTTCTTCTTCCTCCCTTGGATTGATAGTTCAATTATACATCTGATAAAGAGAAACTACAATGAGAATCGCAGTAATTGATTAGGTAAAATCACGCAGAATCCATTTTTTGTGTTTCCGTGGAGTTTTATCGTTCAAAAAAAATCGTGCCCGTATTTAAGCCGTTTTATTTGAGTAAGGCTGTGTCAATGATCTGGAAGTTTGCCCTGTGAATGTAAAGGGCTTTCCCGTCAATCATGAGCTTTGTCATTTTCGGCAACTTCTTCGGAATTTTCCAGTATACTTCGTCACCAGAATATGCTGTAATAGGTTGTCCTAGCTGAGATTTAATCACAACAACTCTGGATTTTCCAAAATAATTCTTGTACTGATTTACGATCCCGGCAACGTAAGTATTGTCAGAAAGTTTTTCCGTAGATTGACTGTAAATATCAGTCTGCTTAAAATCCACATCCGGCTCCAGGCCATCTTGCTCAAATATGCAGGTGTCGCCGCAGCTCTGGATTTCCTTGCCGTCAATATTGATTGTGATCACGGATGACAGCTCGTATCCGCTGACCACGGTTCCATCACTGTTGTAAGAAGTTGTCTCAACCGGATTGCCCTGAATATTGATCTTGTCGCCGACCGTGGTCATGACCTTTTGACCGTAGTTGTCATAGGTGCGGATTGTATATCCATTTCCAACCAGATCGCCTTTGATGTCATTAATAGCATCGTCCATCAGAGCGCATCCTGTAGTTCCACCGATAAGACATAGACATAAGATTGCAAGTAACATAATTTTGATTTTCTTCATTTTACCATTTCTCCTTTAACTGATTTATCGGTGTTCCTGCTACTCCGGCACTTTCGCCACTATCAGTAGCCTTGAAATAAGCACCGTCTTTTTGTGGGTACATAAATTCGAACATCAGATAATTCGCAGCATCGCAAAGATACTCCGTGTTGCCGGTTTTAAGATATTTTTTGATGCACATATCATGAGATTCTATGGCATTTACCAATTTCTCGCCGAAATTATCTTTTGCAGTGCCGTATTTGTAAAAGCTTGTTTCGCACCGGTTTTGTCTCAGTTCATCAAACTGATCAGAATATTCTGCCGGCATTTCTTTTCCAAGTCTACTCATTTCTTTCTCACTTTCTAATTAATTACTGTATTATTTTAAGCCAGAATCAATTCTAGCGTATTATTTGTGGAAATTATCATTCAAGTGTTTTTGAAACGTTTTCCACTTCATTTGTCACGGCAAGAATCAGTTTCCCCACGAAATGTTCTTCCGGCGCTCCCACATATCTGCTCCTGAGGGCTTCCGCTTCAGCTGCGAATTGTTTCCACATCTCAGAGTAATCCATCGGGATTTGCCAGTATTTCTTGTGCAATCCCCACACTTCCTGCCAGATAGCAAAATATTTTGTTTTAAAGTCCATGTGCTTCTCCTGTATGTTGAGCTTATAATCAATTACTGTAATGTTTTTGGCTAGAATCAATTTGAATCGTTTGCGTGAGGAAATTATCACCTACGGTATTTCAAACGGATTTTGAATTGGTTTAGTCAATGTATTCTTGGTTATCCCATTTCTGTTTTACTCGTTCACACAAGATTCTCTGATTCTCCTCGCTGAAGAACAGCCAGATATGACGGTCAAAGCTTTTTCCGTTTCGCTGGCCAAGGTCTGATTTAAAAAACTCATCTATCATGTCCTGATAGAACCGGAGTTCATCCTTTTCTTCCACGTCCGCTTTCAGAAGTGGTGAATCATCGCCAATGATAACTCCCATGAACTGATTTGCGTATTTGGTAGAAATCATTATATGCTGTTCGCTCATGTGTTCCCGGTACTGCTTGAAGTAATAAGCGATAACTGCCATGGTCAGACAAATGTCATGATCTTCCAGAATGTTCTCCTGTTCACCATACAGCGAATTAAACTTATTGTACAAAATCTGTGGTACATCTTCGTCCCGGTATTTCTCAGAACGATTTTTCTGTTTTTGCTTGCGGTACACTTCCTTCTGCTCGGTTGTCCGTGAGGGTATATTATTTATATTTAATATATTAATATTATTAGAAGCAGAAGTCTTTGAACCTTTATCATTATTTGATAAAGTCTTTTTCTCTTTATTTTTTAAAATAAAGTCTTTATCTGTATTCTCTGTGTAGTGTTCTCTGTAAGTAGTCTCTGGTAATGCTTCTGTCGAATTGTCGGTGTGCATTTCGTCATTTTGTCTATTTGCACACGGACAATCTGACGTTGAAATTTCAACAGTATCTTTTAAGATTTTTTCAAGAACATCTTCGTCAATAGAATACCATTTAGTTCTGTCCCTACTGTCCTTGTTATAATTGCCCGTAATAACAAGACCGGAATTTACCAAATTTTTAAATGCTCTTTCAACGGTTTTTGTTGACCACCACGGGAAATTTTCTTTTCTCCAATTTTCCATGGTATTGTAACTCCAATACTTTCCATCGTGATAATTTCTTTTTAACTTTTCATTAATTTCAAGCCAATAATAAATTTGTCTTAAAACAATAGCTTCATTAAGTCCTATTTTTACTGCTAGTTCGGAATTTATAACAAGATTGCTTTGAGTAGATAAAATAAGATCTGATAATTTTTTATTCATAATAGATAACCTCCGTATTGGTTCACTGTGGTTTGCCATGAATAGCCAGAATCCGTAATTTATAAAAACAACAGGCAGGCGCATTACGGTTTACGCTTTTCGATGATCGGTCTAGCCTGTTGGTTTTACCAGTTTGGAAACAAAAAAAGAGCAGACTCCAAGACGGTATCACGGGAAACGGGTCACTGTTTCAACCCAAGTAAATATCATCTTAAAAGTCTGCTCAATATTTTGTTTTTCGTACAATATAACAAGATATAGGTGCTACTCGTTACTCATTTATTATACCGCAACCCGGCAGAAAACGCAATGGTTTTTACCATGCTGGGCTGGGATTCTTGCGTCGGTTGTTGTCGTTCTGGGCTTTTGTGACAGCTTTCGCAATAGCACGTCCGTCCAGATTGATCGTGTTGGAAATGTACTGTGGAGATGAGTTTCCGCCGGTGTTCATGTTCATCATTGCCATGGCAACGCCCTGTGTTACCGCCTGTGTCATTTCTTCCTTGCCCAGTCCAATGCTTCCGTCCGGCATGTTCCCGGTGATGCTGTCAGCAATGCTCTTCATAGCCTGTTTATTGGTCAACGGAAGGACTGCTTCCTTTCCGGCTTCACCGACACCGATCACGGATGCTGCATTGAAAAGACCACCTTTAGCATACCAGTCAACTCTCGAATTGTACCGCCACTTGTGGGTCTGCCCCTCTTGCCAATCAGTGTAATCCATAGAAATATGTGGAGTTCTGATGTTGATTGACTCCATGCCGTTTCGGAGATTCTGCATAGCCGTTTGCCCGATACTGTACATATCTCCGAAATTTCGACTAATTGTATTAACTATACCGTTGATCGCACCGCCGATGCTCGTGTCCATGGTCCCCCGGATGTAAGAAGATATATCCCTTCCAAGATTCTGCCATTTGCCAAGAGCGATTCTGTACTGGCTTCCAAAGTGGCTGCGGACGGTTTCGTCCATTCTGCCGAGTTCCGTACTTGCGTCAACCTTCATCTGGCGGACGTTTTTGGTTACTTCACGGGAAGAATTTCCCCAGTTCTTTGTCGCAGATGTGCTTACACGGCTGAAGGATTTTTCAGCGCTTGTAGCTGCGGATGCAGAATTGGTTTCAGTCTGTCCAGTAATGGTATCCCAAGCTCCTTTAATTTTTGAGCCGATTGAATCCCATGCTGTTTTGGTCTTTGAACTAATAGTGTCCCACACGCCGGTTACGGTGTTCTTAATGTTTGTGAACGTATCAATCACGCTTCCGATTCTGTCAGAGATTCCCTGATTCAGTCCAGATATCAAATACCCGCCAATCTCAGCAAAAACCGTAGACGGAGAATGAATACCGAAAAGGTTTTTAACACCGTTGATAATAGGGTCCGAGATATTTGTTTTAAGCCATGTTCCAACAGTGGAAATCACGTTTTTAGCGCCGTTGTAAAGTCCATTGATAAGGTTTGAGCCATGTGTGTAAAGCCAAGTTCCGGCAGTGCTGAACGCATTTTCTATTGCTTCCTTAGTTTTACCGGCAAATTCCGTGACTGTATCCCAATTTTGCCACAGCAGGAATCCACCGACAACAGCTCCGATAACAGCTAAACCTATCGGGCTGAACAGTACGCTGCCCAATGTAGAAAACGCTGTTGCCATAGCTGGTGCAAAAGTTCCTGTAATCCAAGTTCCAATTGAACCAGCGAAGGCAGTTGCAGCTGGCCAAAGTTTGGTAGTTATAACTTCAAGGATTTTCGGAGCAATCTGTGTTGTTATGGTAGTCGGGATTGCTTTCAATTTATCAACAGCTTCCAGAGCGTAAACTCCAACAGCTGTGCCTAATGTACTGGTTGAAAAGGCGGTTGCTATTTTGCTGAGTGCTGTCCCCAGTAATGTTGCCGTAGCACTGGTCCCGGTCGGCAGTTTTCCCATAGCAACTAAGATAGATGATACCAGGGTATCTGCCTTTGACACCAATCCTACACCGGCAAACGCAACTACAAACTTACCGGCTGTAGTTTCTCCTAATCCAGAAAAAATACCGCCCAAAACATCCAGTAATACTGTTGCTAAATCCTTTAAATGGCTTCCCCAGTCTATCTGACTAAGGAATAGTCCGATGCCTCTTCCAAAGGATTCCCAGTCTGTTTTTTCTGCGATATCAACCAGGGCATTCAGTAAGTTAGTAATGAAAGTGTTTAAGGATGTTCCGTTCTCTTTCCACTTGAACTTTCCGATAAAAGTATTGATTCCGTTGGAAATATTAGTTACCAATCCGTCCCAGTTGAATTTTTGCGTCCATGCAGCCAATGTCTGAAATGCACCGTTTAATCCGGTCGCAATCGTAGTGGCTATCTTTGAAAACGAAATTCGCCCAAAAGCTCCATTCATGGCATCAGCAACCGCAGTTCCTAACTGTTCCCAACCAGTCAGCCCGGCATTATTCTCTTTTGACATCTTCTGAACAAAACCGTCCAGAATATTCCAGCTTATCATAAAGCCACTGCCAAGGACTTGACCAAGGTTCGGCCAGTTAACTTCATCAATCATTCCACGAAGTCCAGTTGCCAGTTTGTTACCAATGTTTACGAAGTCAATGCCACCCGGGCCGATCAGAAGCTCAAAGGTGTTGACTAAAGTGTTGATACCGGCACCGACAGTACGCCCTAATCTATCCCAGTGAATGTTTTCGACAAGGCTGTTAAAAGATCGAGTAAAAGCATCACAAAATGCAGCAATTTTCGGGCCCACATTACTCCAACTAATAACATCATAAATCTTCCGGATTCCGATATTAAGCATATCTGCAATGGTCTTTCCAAGTCCTTCCCAGTCATGGTTAAGAAAAGCTTTACGGATTTTTTCAGCCCATTTATTGATAGGGGTTTCTTCTTTGTTCAGAGCATCGTCTATCTGGTTTGTGATTCCGCCAAGACCCAATGACGGTGTTGCACCGGTTCCAGTTTTACCCTTTCCGGTACCAGGTGTTGAACCGGATGAACTTGAATTATCTGTCAGCTGATTCAGTTCGTCAAATGGAAGAACAGAAAGAGCTTTCTTCAGAGCTTTTGCTGATGAAGTAGCATCGTCCAGTCCGGAAGCTGCTGCATCTCCGGCATCCTGTAATCCGCTAAGATCTGCGGCGGAATCTTCCAGTCCGGCAAGATCATTCACTACCCCGCTTGTGGAACCTTTAATCTTTTTCCCCATCAGAACATACATGAAGTTACGGAATGTTTCCGCAGCCTGCATAAGTTTTGACATTAAGGCATTAAGAGCCTGGATTCCCGGAAGAACTGCTGCGATTAAGCCCTGCCCGATAACAGATGCAAGGGACTGAAGATTCATAGTAAGGAGACGTACTTGATTGGCGTATGTGCCGGCTGTCCTGGCGAAGTCCCCCTGTTGCGCACTTGTAACTGACATGATGTAGTTATAACGCAACATTGTTTTCTGCGCCTGTGTCATGGAATTATAGGCTGTTGTAATGCCTTGTGATAACGCATACTCCTGTAAATTGGCGACCGAAAGATTTATTCCGAGCTGTTTTAAAGGCTCGATTTCACCCGAAATGCCCGCCCTTATTTTATAGAAGGCGGTATCAGTATCAATGTTGTAAAAAGATGCCAAATCTCCGGCTAATCCTGCAAGAGTTGTTGACATCTTCGCAGCTGATTCCTGCGCTACTCCAGAAGCATTCAGCATTGCCATCATGGTTCCGGAGTAATTCTTTGCTGCCAGTTCCGACAGTCCGAACTGCTTTGTCGCCGTAGATGCAAACTTGTATGCCTGATCTGCCATGCTTCCAAAAGCAACATCTACAACATTCTCAACCTCAGCGATATCGGAGCCGATCTCAAGGATCCCTTTTCCGCCCATAGCTTCGCTGAATTTGTTCATTACAGCTGAAGCAGCTTTGAAGCCAAGGACGGTCTTAATAAAAGAGCCTACATTGGAAGATGCTGTTTTCAGCCCACTGCTCCTGTTGACCAGATTGGATATTCCGGTTGCTAGAAATCCCAGTCCGCTCTTTGCTTTTGTTGCTACTCCACCAAGTAACGAAGAAAGCCCTGAACCGATAGAGGAAAGCTTGTTAAAGGAATTGACCACAGTGTTCGTAGCAGTTCCTACTTTTCCACCGGCCGTCGCCAACTGCCCGAGGGCTTCAGTCATTCTCAGTGTATTCTCACTGATCTGCGGAGCATCCTGCATGGCGGTAAAGAATTTCTTCACTTCTGCGGCTAAATTCTCCAATTGCGACGCTGTTTTACCAGTTTTGTCACCTGCATTCGCTAACCGTGAAATGGATTGCACAAACATGTTTATGGATTCTGAGGGCTTTACTGTAAACAGCATACCATTAATAACTTTTCTTAAGTTCTTTCCAAGGGTTTTCAAGCCTGCCGCTGACTGGTCTGCTTTTCCTCCGGCATTAGCAAGTCTCGCCAGTGAACCTACAAACCGGTTGACACTGGAAGATACATCCTCAATATCGTTTAAACTATCGATGCTCTTGATGATTTCTCCCATCTTTGAAGTGTCAAATCCGCTCATATCTGCTGCCGCAAGTCGGCTTAAGGAATTGATAACATTTGTGATTTTAGAATCTTTGAAATTCATTCCGTTAAGAGCGTTCATGGTACTAGCAATCTTTTCAACACCGGTTATTGCTGGCTGCATTTTCACAGCATCAATTTCTTGAAATTTTTGAATAGCGTTTACTGCTGACTTAACGTTTTTTGTATCAATCTTTGGAATCGAAATGTTTGAAGCACCTTTTAAAGAACTTAATCCGGCAGCCAGATTCTGCAAAGATTTCGTACTCGCTCCAAGTGTCGTAAAGTCAACCTTTGACAAGCTTCGAAGCTGACCGGTTAATCCAGATAAGTCCGGAACACTAACTTTTGTTTTGTTTAAGGTCTGTAAAGCCGATGATACTCTTCCGATTTCACGAGCATAGTTTCTAAGTCCGCCGGTATTGACGTTTCCCAGTGCTGTGTCAACATCTTTTAACTTTTTAGCCAGATTTCCCAATGCTTTTGTAGCGTTCCTGGTACTACTGTTTATTTGTATATCAAGGGTATCAATGGTATTATCAGCCACAAAAAACACCTCCTTTTAATCAAAAAAAATAAGGGCAGACAAGACTTTTTATTTATCTTGCCTGCCCTTTTCATTTCCTATTTCAGCTATATTCGCATTTGCCTTTTTTATCAGAAGTTCGTAGTAACGTTCCTCCTGCTTCAATTCAGCTTCAGATCGTTTCGGAACATCTGTTTTTTCTTCAATCTGTGGTTTCTTTGTTTTTTCTGTGATTGGTTTATCTGGATATTTTGCTTTGTCAGAAAGCGCACTTGCTACCGCAGATTTCACATATAAGCCGGAAAGCCATGACTGATATTCAATCAGTTTTACCTGAGTTTCTATCTCATCACGTTTACTTTTCTCGTACTCACGTATCCTTATTTGAAGGTCACGTATGGTACTTCTGAGAAATTCTTTCCGGCTCATTCCGATGCGAACTGCCGCCGGATATAACTCCGTCCAGATTATTTCGCTGTAGCTTTTTTCTGGTGATCTGTCGGCTTCTTCGGAGCTCTCTTCGGCTTGGTTGACATGTTCATGTCGTCCATGAGTGTCTCCAGACCGGTCAGCTTGAAAAAACCATCTTTCTCCATCTGGTCAAGACACATGGCGAAGATACCGTAAAAGTTACCCTGCTCATCATCCTTATGTTCCTGAATAAACTGCACTGCAAGTCTCTTTGCAGTTGCAAGATTCGGGACAGAACCGTCTGCATCTGGATTGTCACCATGATACTGAAGAAGCCCTGCATAAAACACGGTTAATGCTGTGTTCGGGATATTTGCCATGCCGGAAATCATTTCTTCCGGAGTTTTGTCCACACCACCGCTTGTCGCCAGAAGCGTGTTCATTACACTTTTGACGCAATCATCGTAAAGAGACGCCTCAATGCTGTATTCCAGTTTGTACTCTTTGCTACCAATTTTTAAAAGTTTATACATAATATCTTTTCCTCCCAGTTAGATATATTTGTTATTCGCCTTCAGTTGGCTTAACTGCTGTATCCGGGCCGACATACTCATTGATAGTCAGAGACATGTCAACAGTAAGAAGACCATTCTGATCTCTTGCCGGTTTAGGAATTATAGTCGGTGGCTCGATTTTGGTGAAAAATGCTTTCTGAAGCGCCGGGTAATATTCCTCATACCACATAGACAGACCACTTGCATGAGCTGTTTTGTAAGCACTGATAAGGTCTTCCCACTCTTTGATTGTTTCGTCTATAACGTTTACAGTTACATTGAATGTACCGCCGGTTGAACCACGGCCTGCGATAGTTCTCTCGATTTCGTCTTCGAGAGCAGATGCATCGATAGTCTCAACGTCGATAGCGATTTCATCAGAAGCATTTATTCTGTGAAGCAGTTTGAATTTTTCTGGTTTTGTTCCCGCTACTGTCTCTACTGCATAACCGGTAAGAGCACCAACGGTACTGATTCCTGCGATATTTCCTGATGCCATATTGGCTCCTTTCCGCCTTTCGGCTATAAATTATTGCAATAAAAAAGAGCCATTACGGCTCTGACACGTAACCCTGTGCCCGGGAGATAAAAGGATCACCGCCCTTCTACTCTTCTTTGCTTACTTGTTTAATGACCTGATTCACATAAGTACTCAGTCCTGCGACAAGAATACCTTGTGTGATTGCGGTAAAGATTGCCATTGCGACTTCCTGACCGCCTGTGACTGTAGATGTAGCGAAAACATAGATTCCGCAAATAACCACGCCCAGAAGTCCAAGGATTCCAGGAATGTATTTGTCAGCTACGGTTTCAGCCTGTTTGAGGAATACGCCTACAAAATACAGGACTACAGCTACAACCAGGAGTTCCGGTTTCACATAGTTCATGATCTGATCCATTCTATCTCACCCCTTTCATTCGCCAAGCAACTGCCCGGTGTAAATTCTTGTGTATCGGCTAACAAGCCGTTTGATGCTATCATCAACGTTACCCATGAGTTCAGGACCGTAAGTTCTACGAAATCCCATGCTAATCATGGACTGATGACTTTTTTCGTCAATCTGATATACTTTCGCAAGTGGAGCTGTACCCGTGGCGAAGCACTCAATCTGGATAGTTGGAACCGTGGCACATTCATCGCCTTCAAGGTCTCCTTCTGTCAGAACATTTCCCAACATATAAAGTCTTGCATAGGCTTTCTTTCCAGATGCAAGAGTTTGGCTTCTATCCATTGAAAAATTTCCTTTACCAACTACAGGTTCGATCGCTTTATTCCAACGCTCGTATATCTTGGATATCGGGTTTTTTAATATTTCCGGCATTTAATCACCCTGCCTGTTCAATTATCTTTTATGAGTTATTTTTTAGCATGAAAAAAGCACCTACCTTTCCGGTAGATGCTTCGCATCTTAATTGTACAAAATATGTGTCATATGATTCCATATTTTAGTATAGGATGTTTAACTTCCAAACACTTCCTTTGCAATATGTCGTATCTGAATAATGATAGCTTCTTCCGCATGATACATTGGCATGTATGCCCTGTTACCATAAGAATGATGTTTTCGTCCACTTTCATCCACATACCACCATCCGTTTGGGTCGTAGGCGTGTTTTTGATCTGGGTAAGTACCAACACCATAATCAGCGCCAGACGGTAATGGATAGCTGTCCGTTCCATAAGAAATACCGGCACTAAACTCGATAAAAAGAACCTTGTCCCCAGAAAGCCGGACTGCTGCACCAACAATATCGCCATGTCCGTTATTAATAACTTCCGTGTAGTAAGAACCTTTTTCCTCAGTCGGAACAGATTCCATTGTGGTCTGGATAACCTGTATTCCCTCTTGAGCCAGTTTGTCAATGAAAATCTGGTTCTTCCTTTGTATATCTTTCTGGTATGCTTCCAACTGCTGAATCGCAGACTGCAAAGAATTATGGTTCAAACTGCACCGGATTGTTTTCCTACTCATTGTTGCCACCGATTTTCGCTATTCCATATCGGGCAACTTGTCCTTTTTGAGTATCAAGGATTCTCTTAAGTCTGTAGTCTGGAAGAACAGTCGGGCTGTTATCTCCATCAAGGATTAGTGTTCCGTCTTCCCTGATTTCTGGCACGACATCAATCCACAAGACGTTACTTTCTTTTGGCTGAAATGTTCGATCAAAAACCGTAATGTACCGGTCATAGTCGGGAACGATTCCGGCAGACAGTTCTTCTGGCGTACCGGCTGTTGCTGATACTGAAATATTCTTCTTTTGCGGGTTTGAATAGACAAGAGTTTTATCCATTCCATTGTTTTTTTCTGTTACTGTCGAAATCCATATGGACTGTTTTTGGCGAAGTCTACCTCTCATATATACACCCTCCATTGACAGAAATTAATTTTCGTGTTATTCTTATGCAGAAATCAGGGAACGACGTATCCCCAGATTTCATAATCTTCCAGTCCCCAGTTCCTTAGTTCTGGGGACTTTTTTAATTTAATATAAATGAATTAAATAGTAACCTGCCAGGAATAGAGTTTTTAACAAGAACCATCACTGCGAAATCCGAAAAACAAGCATACGATTTGCAAATTAATGTTACGGAATACATGATCATCTCAATCTGGTCAGAAGATCGAATGGGGTGGCAGTATACTGTAACTCGTGGAGTAAGTGGAACAGAAGCTACTCAAAATTGGGCCATTTGTTTTTTAGGAAATCCGACAGGTAATTTTACTTTCAAAGTTGCAGTTTTGAAGGTCTTCATTAATACTCGAAATCTTTCAACATTTTCTGTAAATATTAGGCTTAATAAGAACACCTATACATCGTTTCTCATGTACGGAGCGACTTCACAAAATAATGGATTTATGTACATTGTCTTTATTAATGCTGCATCAGAAAAACGGACAGTAAATTTTATTAAAATTGCAGACTTTGTGGCAAACAGGACTTTTTCGGGTACATACAGTGATGACACATCTACATTGACGATAAACGCCAGCGAAACCATATGGGGAGGCATTAAGTTGCTGATGTTTAAAGAGGAAAATTATTAAGTTGTTTCAATCGTAAATGGTTCGTAAGAATTCCCATTTAATTCATTAAGAAAGTATCTATTTTACGCCACCTGTTCCAACAGATACGGAACAAAATGTATCGCTTCATCCCCTACAATCTCATATGCGATTTCAAAAATCTGCCTTGCTTTGTCAGCAATCAGATTGGCAATCAATTCTTCTACTTCCACCCAATTTTCACGGGGCACAAGTCTATGTAGTTCTTTAAGAAATCCGCTCGAAAACATCATTGCATGGCTCAACTCATGTAGAACTACCCTTGTGAGAAATTCGCCCGAAATAGCGTCAGAAATCCAAATAATTCTTGTGTTTCCATCCGTCACAGCACAGGTCATAGTACCGGTACGGTCAATCAGTACCGGATTCTCCGGATGAGTGAACCGAACTTTCCATTTTTGCCCGTTCATGTAAAATTGTCTTAGCATAAAACCACCGCCTTTAAACCAAAAAGCCCCTACCACATTTCTGTAGCAAGGGCCTTGTTTTTAGTTCATCTGTTGAAGAAGCTTAGTCAGATCAGTTTTCATCTGCTGTCTAAGGGTCGCATCTGCATCCGACCACATCTCAGACATGGTACGGATAACATCCTGCGTGTACTCTTTCATTGAACTGTCCATCTTCTGTTTTGAATCTGCATCTTTGGAATCGTGATAGTGTCTGCGATTCTCGCTGTATCTGTCGTAGGTTTCACCGTATCTGGACTGCTGACGGTTCATTCCATCCATTCTCATGTCACTGCGATCCGGATGATAACCCATGCGGTACATATTACGTTCAAGCTCTGGATTGTTCAGATACTCGTCCATCCAGTCATCGTCTTCCATGTACAGATACGGTTTATATCCCATACGGCTTCCTCTGCCTTTCGGGGCAAATCTGCCATTGGAATAACGATATCTGTCATATCCCATGCGTCCAAGATACTTTTCTTCCTGTTCGCATTCATCCATAGCTTCTACGATTCTGTAGTCTTTATCTGCACAAATTGCACACTTTACAGCTTCCATGCAGTCCTTCAGATCGTCCCAGTCTTGAGCACTGAGATTATCGAAGCCATGTGTCTTGGCTTTTTCCATAGCCCATTTTCCCATTTCCATTGCAACTTTATGCATTACAGTGCCCCCTTTCTAACAGCCTGTGTAACAGGTGTATCTGCTGTTGGGGCTGTACCATTAATTGCTGTCAAATTGTTACTCGGACTACAAGCCGGATTCCCTAACATCTTGAATACTCCACCAGTTGCACTCGTAGCTACTCTGGTTGCGTACTTCGTTCTGGTTCTTACGCCACAAGCCGTAACCTGTGCACAGCAACGATTCTGTAATGGATACAGGGTTGTCCCCGCTCCTATCTGAATCATTACCGGGGCGTTAATCGTAGTGGTTTCTGGTATGCTCTGTGCAATCACAATGCAATATTTTTCACCATTGTTATAACTACCTGCTGGAAGTGTAATCACAAGATTACCACCAGTAAACGCAACAGCTTGGCTTATCACAAGATGATCGCAGAGCTTGCAAACATTTTTACAACTCATATTTCTACCTCTCAATCAAATAAGAGGTGAGCCGGAACCCACCTCTTAGAATTAGTCAACCTCTAAGGGTGAGTTACTTAGCAGCAACCATTGTTGTATCCGTTGCATCCACCGTAGTAGGTGTTCGGATTCGGAACAACGTATGCCGGGATAGCTGCCGGATTGATTGCGTTGATTAACTGCTGTGTCTGTGAAGCCATTGCAGTTGTAAGCAGTGCACTCTGGCGATCCTGAGAAGCAGCACGTTTCAGGTCAGAGTTCTCTGCCTGTAATGTTGCAATCTTATCATTTGTCAGGAAATCAAGGATTGCTCTCGTATTGCTGTTCTGATTTTCCAGAAGGTCTCTGGTGTTGTTGTTCATTGTGTTCTGAAGAGCACAAGTGTTGGTAGCCAGGTTGTAGTTGATGCCCTGGATTGCTTCCCTGGTTTCACAACAGCAGTTTGCTAACTGAGACTGTAATGCATTGGTATTCTGCATACCGGCTACAGTATCAGCATTGATTGCCTGCTGAACGCCATTGAAGCCCTGAAGCATTCCAACGTTCACGCCGTTGAAACCACTCTGCATGGTATTGTTGAGTGCATATGTGCTGTCGCAGATGCCCTGCTGAATACCTCTGATACCGTTCTGGATATCGTTAAGAGCGAAGCCCTCGTTGATATCGGCACGTGTAGCCCATCCTTGGAAACCGGCACCGTTCGCACCATTACCGCCGAAGCCACCGCCCCAGCCGCCGAAACCTCCCCATCCGAAGATTGCGAAGATCAGTACGAGCCAAATAAGTGAAAAACCATCGCCGCCCCACATGTCATTGGCACGGTTATTAGAGCCTGTAGCAGCTGCAATGTCGCTAAGACTGTAATTAGAACCATTCATCATGTTTTTAGTCTCCTTAAATATTATTTACAATAGGAGACATCCGCGGCTGTCATCCCAAATTGTAGCGATTTTAAATCACCCAATCATGGGGAAGTGTTATAATCCAAGGAATTTTTGAATAATTCCATCTGGTGATAAGTGCTTTTCGTTAAATACATTTTGCTGTATTTGATGCAACTGATCTGTATCACCTTTTTTATACAAATCCAAAGCATTTTTTAATGTTGGATTATTTCCTGCAAATTTACTCATATCGTTCATCATGTTATCAACACTTCCGAACCTCTGAGAAATCATTCTTTCAACTTGCTTTTGCATCATGGCATTTGGATTGAAATTCATCTCTGCTTACCTCCGTTCTGCTGCTTGGCTTCCGGTGTTACCGACATTTGTGTCGGGAACATGTTCTTTATTTCAGAAATCTCAGAACAAACATCGTTCCGAAGCTGATTAAACATAGCTTCTATATCAATCTGTTTCTCTTCTGATTTCGGTTGCTGTTGTTCGTCTGGATTTAGAAGTCGGTAAACAAAAATTCTGCTTCTTCCGTCTGCCTGTAGTTGCTTCTTGTATATTTCTGTACCATCTGTTTTTGGATAATAGACAGGATTTCCAGTCATATCCACATCCTTTGCTTTTACAGTGTCAATGCCATCAACCATTTGCCCTGAAAGCATAGCAACCTGTGGCATCTGCTGCATCGGCTGTTGTATTTGTGCCTGCCCATAAGGCATTGTCTGTTGGTAGTTGTTCTGCAACTGTGCCAATCTATCTTGATACGGTTGTACCGGTGTTTGTGGGTATGGATTCAATGGTTGCGGATAATATGGATAAAATGCCATAGTGTGTTCCTCCCATCTCTGTAAGCTTTTCTCTATACTTATATTATATGAGAGAAACCTAAGTATTTGAACGACACTATTTCGCCATGTTTTCGCCATGATACAAAGAAAAGCCCCGATAGTACATCGGGGCAACTTTAACAATCTTCTTTTTTACTTTTCGGTTTATGCGGTCAATGGTTCTTGGACTATACCCCATAATCTCTGCTGTTTCAAACAACGTTTTTTCCTCATAAACTCTCAACCGGAAAAACTCTTTTTCTCGGGAATCAAACCCGGATTCGCTTAGATAAAACTTTCTTTCATCTTCTGAAAAGTCTGTATAATTCATAATCCCACCGCCTCCCTTACAAGTGGAATTGCTTATTATGCCGGAAAGATACCGCTTAATGCAAACCCTACAATAGCCCCGATCACGGCCGTAATAACGCAAACAACAATCGTATCGTAGCGTTTTCCCGGGGCTTCCATAAGGGATTTTAAATTATCGCTCATTTCATCCACCGTATCTTTTATGTGCCCGAGATCATTGTTGTAAAGAACAATTTTGGTCTCAAGCGCATTGATACGTTCAAAAAAAATACCGTCACGTTTAGAGTACTTCTCTTTTATTTCGTGAACAACTTTTTCCAATTCTTCTAAGCGGTGTTCGTTAAAGCAATTCTGTTCACATCCCATCGCTACTCTCCTTCACTCCCATTACATTTTTTGTACTTCTTCCCACCTCATAATGAAGTACCCCAGCAACGCCTGGGAGGAAATGCGTCACGTTCTCAACCTACTTTTTCTGTCAGATTCCTCTGGCAAAAGGAAAGACGCCATGATTGACAAATATCTCTGTTTCGGAGTTCCATCCTGCATTTACAGAATTTTCCGAATGAGATTTTTCAAACTCAACTCCCTGTTTTACGAGAAAATAAAGAGCCAAATCGAAAATACAATCATAGCATTTGTCCATATCTTTATTGATGTTTTCTTCCGTATAACTCTCAGGATAATTGCGTTTTTTCTGGAATGACCGAATAGCTCTTTTGACTGCTAAGGGAATCATCCTTGCGGTCAGTTCATCACCTTCCAGATACATTGATAGATCACTTGTAAGCTGTTCGTCCATGCCATTTCACCTACCCTTGCTGTGCTATAATTTCTGATATGATACCAGCCTTGTTTGTGGAAGTCAGGGCATAACCATTGTCACTTGCAAGCTGTCTCAGTTGAGCCACAGTCATACTGGACAGCTCGCTTTCTGTATATTTGTGTGTAACACTTGCTACAGACGGTGACTGGCTGTTTTCATCAAGGCTATGCCCGCTTATTCCCCCTTTGTACCGATAACGATACCGCCATTGGCTTTCGGTGCTACCGGAATAAACATACCGGATGCTTTTGTCCATACGGCAACCGGATCCTGTGTAGCCCACATGGAAAGAGTAACAAAAGAACGATTCTCTTCCTGGATGAACTGTCTGTATTCATTCTCTTCCGGTGTTGGTCCCCAAAGTCCAGTACCGAAGGAACCGCCTGCATCAGCTTCGTAGAGAGTGAACACATCCTCTTTGAAGTATCTTCCAGTCATCAGAGTTCCGTCTGCTTTTCTATAACGGAATTTCTCATCACAGCGGCCAACAGTGATTCCGTACTCCTGCATGAGCAGATTTGCAAGCTCCTGTCTGGTAAGGAGACGTTTATTCGCAGCTCCCAGAACAGCTGTCTGCATAGCCGTGTTGTTTCTCATGTAGTTGATCATCTTCAGAGATGTGACTGCATTTGTTACTACGTATCCGGAATCCTCGGCTACAGTTACCATCTTCTGAATATCGCCCATGATATCCGCATCTGCTGTAGACCAGTTGGTAAGAGTGACCTTTGCAGAACTTGGTACGCCATAATCGATATCCATTTTTACATTGTTTTCATCAATTTTCACCATACCGGTTGAAAGGAACTGGCCCTTCATGATGTTTGCTCTGCCGACAACACCCTCAAACAGATTTGCAGCATCGTCAAAAACGAAATTTGTAAGAGTTTCGTTGTCCGGAACACCATTTTCGATAGCTTCCTGGAGGCGCTCGGACTGATTGATTTTCCTCTTGATAAAGAGTTTCTCAGTCAGAACTTTCTCAAATCCCGGTCTGGAACCGATTTCTGCCTCAGTATCAAGAGCATGAACAAATGCTACCTCTGGCAGTCGCTGTCCAGCCATAAGTCTGTAATACTCAGCTTTCCAATACGGTGTTTTTACATCCGGGAAAATGGTATCAAGGATACCTGGTCTCGCTACAGAAAAGTTCTGAGCGAAATTTAATCTTTCTTCTGCTGTGATAGCTTCTAATACATTGTATGGCATAGTAGTTATACCTCCTTAAAATACTGGGTCTGTAGTGGTTACAAAAACAATTCCCTGTGCGGTAAGCTCTGTTTTTGCAGTTTCATTGACTGTGACTGGCAGTCTTTTCTCAAGGACACGTCCTGCTACGATCACGGAAATCGGTCTTTTAGCATCGTCTGTCATATCAACATCTTCAAATACGATTCCTTTTGCACCAGCCCCATTTGTTGGATATACGGAACCTGCTTTGATGATTTTCTTGTCATTTACTGCTGTTGCGTTTGTTGCATCTGCGGTGTAGGTCTTAAGAACAAGTCCAACCTCGGATTCGAGAATATTTGGAGTGGACTCATACTGCTTTGTTTTCATAAAAGCCATAATCTAAATCTCCTTTACTTGATTAAAAATTAACCGGTGCATTATCATCCGCCGGTTCAGTTTTAGGGTTCATGCGTGCTGAGTAAGCTTTCACGTACTTAGCTGCTGGACTATCGTTGTCGTCTTTTTTCTGTCCCTTGTCTGAATTTCCGCCGCCCGGATTCGGAGTATTATCGAGAACTGCTTTCTCCCATTCGGATTTAGCGTTATCCAGAGCTGCTTTATTCGCTTCGGAAATTCCATCAACAAAAGTTTTGACCTCTTTCATTACGTCTTCAGACTTATCTGCCGGCATAGAGGAAAATGCTTTGATAGCACTTGCGTATGTTTCTGTGGAAAGTCCCGCATTAGCGAAAGCAGACGTAATCTCACTGGAAAGTGCTTTCCTGTTAGATTCAGCAAGTGCTTTTTCCAAATCAGAGATTCTCTTTTCGTTTTCTGCTTTTTCCTTCTGTCTCTCTGCTTCTTGTCTTTCGGCATCCGTCATATTCTGGGCTTTCAAATCATCCAGCTCCTTTTGAAGGTCATCTGCTTTATCAGCTTTTTCTTTCAGAGAAGTGTTTTTTTCTTTCACTTTCTTTGTCTCTGTTTCAACAGAATCAAGATATTTAGTCACCTGCTCTTCAGACGGTTCCTCGATTCCAAAGCCAATAAGTACCTGTTTTGCCTGTTCTCTTGTCATAGAAATCTCCTTTCTTTCAGACCATCACACTTTTTTCACACGGTTCGCTCCGCACATGATCTGTACCCGATTTACGCTCACGGGCTGTTGCATTATTTTTGTGTATTAAAAAAGGAACCTTAGATGTTATTCCTTGGTTCCTTTGATAATTGAATTTACGAGTTTTGATTGATGGCTGAAGAATTTACCATTGAATCAATTTCAGCCGGATTCTGACTGTTTTTATCAATCAATTGTTGTGCTTTTTGCATTTCTGCGTCCGGGTCTGCCAGTTCGGGATATACAGTTCCCAGATAAGGCAAACTCATTTCATATACCTTTTGTGGATCGCTGAAAAGTCCGCAAGTAATCAATGCAATCAGCGGATGAATTTTATTTTTAAATAGATAATCAAGGGCCTGCGCTTTGACAAGCATGTTATCTGTCGGGTTTCTGGTTATCTTTACATCAAAATCTCTTGTTGAGATTGAAATATCCTTTGTGGTCTGTCGGATGATATTCAGAATGATTCTGGCACTTGTTTTCTCAGCCTCCCGGATAAATGGCTCATCCAGTTTCGCTCTACGTTCTGCAAAATCCCATCCGTTTCTGAGATATACAGCTTGACCGGTATCGCCAGACGATTGTTGCTGCCTATCCGGCATTCCCTCAACAATAAGCATGTTGCTGTAGATATCGTCCTTTGCAACTTGGCTTTCCGTCTGATTCAATTCAGCGGTCATCAGGTCAACATCTGACTGGCAACCATTTCCAGTATCCTTTACAGAGATAGCGCCGAGTTTAATCATTTTCAGAAATTCACTTTCATCAATCTCACAGTTCTTAAACTTCATAAGAGCTTGTACGAACTGCTCTACGCCATCCATCCTGTTTGACTGCATGTTGTTCATAGTGTCAAACATGGTTATCGCGATCTCGATATCAGAAAGGCGATCGTGGTTATTCGGGTACTCAACTACCGGGATGCCACCAAAACCATTAATGCCGGTTTTTGTAATCTGTCCATTCTGAATCTCAAAATATTGTTTTGCCGAAAAGCATAAATAATACTGCTGTTCATTCTCATCTTTAAGAATCTGAACCGAGAGCATCGCTTTTCCGGTCTTCCGGGAATAAACAATGTAACAATCCCCCGGATACGGTATAAAAATCCGGAATGGCGGTAACTCACCGTCATTTGTCCAGTCATCTTCTTTCAAAATTGCTTTGTATGCGGTTCCTACAGCGCTTTGATAAGTACCTAGTTCAATGTTTCTAGCTTCTGCATTCGCTTCGTCCAGATAGTCGTTGAACAGATCTACCTGCTCATTTGCTTCTTCTGTAGCTTTTTTCTTCTTGCACACATACTGTATAGGTTCGCCGTACGTCTGTGATGCTTTGAAGCGGACAACTTCCAGTGCATGGTTCTCGCATACACGGTTGTTGATTTCCGGTCGCACCACTTTTTCTCTATAGAGAATCGGCTGATCTCCTTTGTAATACCGGTACAAATAGTCAATCATTACCCTATTCCGGTTATGAGTACCGATTGTATCAGAAATAACTTTTCTGACATTTGCTGTTGTAATCTGGCTTACACCGGTATAGGCAATTTTGCGGCCAAACTCGCCCCGACATAAGTCAATGAAATTCATTTTATTTCTGCCCACTGCCTACACCTCCCATTTTTGGGCATTAAAAAAGCACCGGATTATTCTCCGATGCTCGTTTTACAGGTTACATTATATTATACATAGAACATATGATTCCATATTAAAACATATTAACTTTCAAAATGCTTTTGTTTTCGTAGAGCTTCAATAGCTTTTCCATGGCAGGAACGGATATGCTGTACGGAATATCCCATCTCGTCTGCAACCGTGACCAGATTTTTAAATTCTATGTATCTTTTATGGAGTAAGGATGAGTACATGGAGTTTTCCATGTCATTGATATCTCCGGAAACTTTCATTTGCAATTCTGCCAGTTCCTTGACATCAGATGCTATTTCCTGCTGCAATTCAACAATTCTGGTTACAGCATCACCAACACGGTCTTTTCCGCCGGAAGTCTGCACTTTATCTCCATTTGAAAAAGAAGATATACTGGTTGCCAAAAGCCTTAAGCGGTATTCTTCCTGTATTTTGTTCTGTATTTTTCTATCAGAATCTTGCACTTGCTCAAGATATTGTCGTGTGTTCATCTCATTCTTCCTCCCCATAATGGATTGCGCATGGCTGTCACTGTACCTACATTTCCTTTTTCTATAAACATCTGAAGCTGAGTAAGACCGTCCGGTGCATCATCATGCACATTCTTTCCGAGCTGAACGAAGAAAGTAAGTTCGTCCATGGCGGCTTGGTACTCTTTACTCCGATGTTCTTCATCCAGAAAAATAAAGTTTCTTTTTATGTCGTCTGAATATGCGATGATCTTAGACATTTTCTCCATATTTCCCGGTGCACGGCTTGATGTGCAGCTGCATTTGTACTTCTGTTCTTTAAGTTTTTCATCCACATACATCTTGTACATGTCACCACCGTTGTTTGCCTCGAAGTTAATCTGCCGTATCTCGTTTCCAATGATTTTTCCAACAACAAGTGGAAGGGTAACTTCTTTCGTTCCTTTGTTAAATACCCAGTCAAAAATATAGATATCTCCATTTTCGTATTCTCGCCCAATAGGCATTGAAAGACTATCTCCACCGCCCCATGCAACATCACAGGCAGTAACAACACGGCTATCACCTTCCGGAAGTATTCCATTGTAGTACCGAAGTCCATCTTCCGGAAAAAGGATTCCTTCACGGATAAATGGATTTTGCTGATATTTGGCTTGCCATTCATTAGCATCCAGCCTTGACTTCATATCCACGTAATATTTTGTGGAAAATCCTACTCCGTAGTCATAATCAAAGTTGGATTCACCGTTTTTATTCAATGCCGGAATTTTTCTGAAGCGGTACCGTGGATTATTTTTCTTTTCAGTCTCCACTCTTCCAAGAGGATCCATGACATTCCATCGTGTTCCGACCATTAATTCTCGTGCACCGTCATTTTTACGGTCAACCAGAACGTTCAGATAATCCTGATACCGGTTTTCCAGACGTGTTGGGCTTAATGATTCAGTTCTGTCACGAACAAGGTCATCCACATATAAGTAACCGTCTGAAGATATATCTACGGAACCTGTCCATGTTCCATCAATACCACGACAAGTCAGTGTTGAAAATCGGTCCGGTGCGCCAAGGTTGATTTCTTTCTTCTCTGCCGACTTCTTTTCAAGGGTTGCAGACGGAAAGATTTCATTGAAAGTATATTCTGGTGTCGAAATAAGGTTCTGTATTTCTCCGTAAAATCCATCGGCAAGGATTCCACTGTGACCGCTCATAGCGTTATGGCTGTTCGGGCGTTTACCCATTATCCAGGACAGGAAAAATATACAGGTGGTTGACTTTGCGGTTCGGGGTGGCATAGACACGCCAAGAAACTCAATCTTTCCGTCCTCTAAGTCCTGCAAATCCTGTACGAGAACATTTAATGTCTTTTTTCTCGGCTCATAGAATTTTCTTCGTGATTGTCTGTTCTTTTCCATGTAGTACAAATAACTCTCAAATAGCCATGGAGCTTCCAGCAGCAAATACTGCCAGTAGATATCATCAAAATTACCGCTTCCCGTCAATGCAGCTTGTCTTGCGGCTACGTTATGAGCATACTTACTTACTTTTATTGCCATTTGCCGTGCTTCTAAATTCTCCGTAAACGGCAAATCAATGTTCATGTTTAATAACAGATCAAGGCAGTCTTTCTGATTCTGGTAAACAGACATATCTCCACTGATGATTTGATTTAAGACTGCCCGATACCATTCAAATGAGCCTTCTGTAAATTTCTGCATAAAAATAGAGCCAGACCTCCTTTCTTCTTAGGATTTAGTCTGGCTCTCATGTGGCTCTCTGACTGGTTTATTTATTATTCAGCATTCTCATCAGCTGTCATATCTCTTGTATCTACGATAGTAGAAGTGTTGCTTCCCTGAATCTTCGGAACCTCGCCATTCCATTTATCAATCTTCTGTTTTTCAATCAGTTCAGGAGTAAGTGATTCTGCAATCTTTCTGTTAGCTTCCGCTTCGGCTTCAGCTTTAATCTTAATAGCTTCAGCTTTGCCTTCTGCATCAATTTTGGACTGTTCTGCCTGTATAGCTGCTTTTTCTTTTTCCTGTTCAGCAGCAATCAGTGCAACTTCTTTATCTTTATCGGCTTGTACTTTGGCTGTTTTAGCTTCAATATTGGCCAATTCAAGCTCTTGCTGTGCATTTACTTTCTTTTGGATTGCAGCCTGTGTCTCATCATCAGTAGAAATAGAAGTAAAGTTTACTGTATCAATAATAATTCCGTATGGTTCAAACTTCTGTTTAAGATATTCGTCAAGTGCTTCATTCAGTTCCTGGCGCTTATCGCCGAAAACATCTGTTACTGGATACTTTGCAGTTACTTCCTGTGTCCATGCTTTCATCTTTGGTTTAATAAAGGTATTTTTCACGGATTCCCCGGATTGACCTTTAAACTGAGTAAATACATCGGTTACTCTGTTTTGATCGAATTTGTACGAAAATTCCAAATCAACTAAAAGAGATTTGCCATCTGCTGTTGGCGTCTTGAAACTTTCGTCTTTTGGAGAATCGCCTTTATCCTCAGATGTAAGATAAGACTGTTCGATTCCAACAGAATACAGTGAAGTTTTTACTGTAGGTGAAATCAAATGCCATCCCTGTGTAAGTACATTCTTAGAGATTCCTCCGTTCATTTTGTACTCGACCGCAATGTAACCGGCAGGAACCCTTACACTACACTTTGCAACGCATATAAGTCCTGCAATGATCGCAACAGCTAATCCGATTCCACCTAAAAGTCCTTTCTTCATTCCTTGTCCTCCTCTTTTTGACTTTCATCTTTATTTAACTCATCAATAGCATTTCTGCCAATGTGATTCAATAATTTACCTAGTGGCTGAAATAATTTGTAAAGCAGAAACCATACTGCCACTGCTCCACATATCACTAGAAATATAAATACTGAATTCATACATTCACCTCACAATGCTTCTAAATAAATCCCGCCACTCGTCTTTTTCATTTATGTATTCTGCTCGCTCAAACATGAATTTAAGTTTATATATTCCAGATCCTGTTGTAGCTGAGTCGATATGCACGAGTTTGAATTTTCTTTTAAGATATCCAATTTCAAGAATACATTCTTCTGGAAGTTGGGTGTAATTCATAACGCATTCTACCAAAACAATTCGTTTATCTTCTTCATGATGTATTTCAATGTCTGCCAGTGCATTAATGATTTCTTCATCAATAACCTTAACGGGATAATTCACTACACCATATTTCATATATTCACCTCAAACTCTTTCTTGCAGTTACTACCCTTGCATTTCAATTTAAGATGCCGAATTTTTGTCTCTGGGCTAATCAGAAGTGCTTTTTTCTGGCAAAACGGGCAGCACGCCCATACGCTTCCTTTTATGTTTTTTATTAACGCCTGTCCGTCCCACGGCTCTGGTGGGTTCATTACCTGAGAGAAATCTATCCCCTCAGATTCGAACGCTGATTTAATGCTCATCTGATTTTCTCACTCCTTTTCGTCCTGCAATCTTGCGCTTTTTGGGGAATCCGTGCATTTTGCGGAAATTATTTTGTTTAATTCGATTTGTTAAAAGCAACGAGTAAAGTAATTCTTTTGACAAAACAAATTCCGTTCTAAACCCTAACTCTTTTCCGACAGATTGCAGCGAATAATTAATCAAATCTCCCGGAAGCTCCGGTATTCCTGATGTATCTATCTCTTTTTCTCCTATAAAGATCCGCTTCAATTCATCTTTCTCGCCCATATCAGCTTATTTTCCTCCTAATTGCACGTCTTCCTAAGTTCAAAGGCGCTTCTTAAATCTGCTAGCATATCAACCAGCGTATTAACAGTTATCGTCAGTTCGTTAATCCGAACATTGCTCGCCTGGTACAATTTCCGATAATGTTCAAGTTCTTTCGGTGCATCGCAGAACGGAAGATCTATGGTTCCATCTTTCACCCATGCAGCTGTTTCAATGACTTTATTAGCACGATCGAGATCTTCATGTGCCTTTCTGTTCTCTTCTACCGTTTTGGCAAAATCTCTCTCCAGCTCAATCCGGCGTTCTTGTAAATCCAAAATTTCATGCTGTCTTTTCTCACATTCTTCAGATAGTCGGACAACTTCTTTCTTCAGCTGATCTACCGTCCAGTTCTTCATATCTTCAATCCTCATGGTTTCCTCCCCTCAAATCTTGGTAAATGTTTCCATATCGTAATTGTTACGGATATGATCCACACATTCACTGAGTTTTTCTTTCAAGATTGGGTCTTTTGCAATGTCCGGATGTATCGTATACATTATGCAACTGCCTTCTCTTCCCTCTTTCTGGAATTTCCGCCAGTTAAAAGTCATTGTAAACAGTGGAATCCTTGTAAGATTCTTTGTCTTATGCCTTATGTATAGATTGAAAAGTTTCTTAATCATGGCAATTCTCCCTTTTTCATCATGCTGTTTTCTCAAACAGGCCAAGAATAAACTCCCGACCCATCTGCGTAATCCGTCTATGGTAGATTACTTTTCCAGAATCCAATACTTCCTGTTTGATTTCCTCATATCCGCAGTCGCTGTAATTGGAGTACATCAACCACGTACCGTTTACCTGATACTGGATCTTCTTTTCTGACAGAATCCGGTTTAGCTGCATTGCTGATTTCAGCCCCAATTCTTTGGCAATTTCAGTAATGGTATATGTTTTGTTGACGTGCATCAGGATAGCATTCTTTCTCTCGGCTTCTACTCTTGCAGCACGTTCCTCTTTCAGTTTAGTCAGAAGCTCGATGCCGAAGTCTGGATTGTTGAGGATATTATCAATAACATTGTCTGTAGCATATATGCCATGTTTGTGGATTGATGGTAACACTTCCGATGTTACCCACTTTTTAAAATGTTTAGCAGACGGAAGCTTGCTCGAAAGAATAAGGCTGTAAAGACCAGATTCATTAACGATGTACATTTCACGGCTTTGACCTGAGTCGGTGAAACGCCTTGTCAGCTTATCTTCATCATCCACATGTCTCTTTATTGCATCTGATGTATCTTTATATCCCAATATCTCTGCAACGTCTTTTCCAACGAAATATGGCACTTCCTCAACCATCACTACACGTACAGAACCTAATTCTGCATTTTTAAAAACTTCCGGTTTATTCATTTCTCTCTTTCCTCCCTGTGCTTCATCTGGCACTTGATCATCTTTGCTATATTCTCACGTTCCTGTTTTATCCCATGCCCTTGCCGAAACAATTCGCATTCAAGGATATTTCCGCACTTGGAACATTCATCTTTGATTTCTTTGCCTGCTATTTGCATTATTCGTCCTCACAATAAATAAAAAGGTGTAGGGCAATTTGTTTAAGATCATTCTTTCCGTATAATCGGATCCCATCTTTTGATTCTCTGCCAATCAGCCAATCTGCTAATTTAAAAGGTGGTTTAGGGGGTTCTCCCTCTTTTGGGGCTGCCGCTTCAGCATTTGACTGGATAGTAAGTCCGTACCACAAATGACGGTGCCAGTATTCCAATGCTTCTGGGCTGCATCTCTCTTCTAATTCCGAAAATACCTTTTTGTAATCAGATAATTCTTTTTTCATTTTCTTTGCTTCTTGTTTTGTCATTTTCAATACCCTCCCAACATTCACAACTATCATCCAACAATCTGAAATCTGCCCGATACTCACTGTCACCATTACAGCATACGCCTTCTTCCAGTGCGTACCATTTGCATTTACAACAATAATCTTTTTCCATAATGTCACTCCCAAAATTAAAAAAGTCCGGCGGGTGGACTTGAACCACGCATCGTCGCCCAACGCGAACCACCGGAACCAATCAGAAGGTAAATTTGAGCATTTTGGAAATGCTTTCCGGTAATGGCAATTTACCGGAATCGGAATGGCAGGAATCGAACCTGCGACACATGACTTGTAAGTCACTGCTCTACCGCTGAGCTACATTCCGTGCCGCTTACCACGGCTGATCACCTCGGTAAATGAATGAGATGATTTCCATTTGCACAACATATGATAATGTTTTTCGTACTGCCCAGCAGTCACCAGGATAAACATCAACCTTTTCCCATGGGTTTAATCCGCTTGAACCATAGACCGCCCGTGCACTGACAGCATAGAACGAACGAATTAATTGCAGGAGACGGATTTGAACCGCCGTTCTCAAGGGTATGAACCTTGCGAGATTCCGCTTCTCCATCCTGCGATGTACATATCTGGAAGAACCATTTCAGCACGTTCACTTATTGCCTACTTTAAGGGAGACCACTTTACAATCCGATAGGCAGCAAACATGTCCGGAACTCGGAATTACATTCCCATGCGCCGCCCTGCGCTATTCCCACGCCAAACTTTCAGGCTCCAGACAAGCGAAACGGATGGATTCGAACCATCAAGACCTAGTCTACGACCAGGCCGTTCCCAGTTACTTGCACATTCCGTCAACCCGGATTCCCGGGTTAGCAAGGTGTTTAACGTGTCATGCCTGCCACTAGACTGTTTTCATCCGTGCCAGTCCCACGGAGTTGTTTCGGAGGATTATTCCTGAAATGCCTCTTGAAAACTCCCTGTCGTCAACGTGCACTCATTGGCGACATATTCAACTCAGAGGCAGTACCGAACGGGAAGTTGCTTTTTCAATCCGGCTACGCCGTTACGTACCTTCTGAAAAACAACCCACATACACACATTCGGCAGTTTTTTCTATCCACAAAACGGATGGACAGCTTTGGGAGAAATGGAAGCTCTGGGGTTCGAACCCAGGACCGACCGGTTATGAGCCGGTTACTCTGACCAACTGAGCTAAGCTTCCTGAGTAGTAAAAAGATACAGGGTCGCTACGATATCTGTCTTTTTACTACTGTTGCAGTTCTTGACCACCAGCTGCAACAAAGGTAAACCATAGAAGAAATTAAGCTTGCCAACTAAGGCAAAGCCACCCGGAACGTTTGACTGCTCCTTTAATCATCGCCGTTGCGATAGGTGGCAAAAAAGGGAAAAAGAAAATCCAATCTGCATCAGAGGAAAGGTGAAATCCAATGCAGAGCGGCGCATGTGGGATTCGAACCCACGCATGCCGGAGTCAAAGTCCGGTGCGTTACCGCTTCGCCAATGCGCTATGTTGCGGCAGTCGCTCAACCCTGCCGCATGTGATATACTTCAAAAACACCATTGATATATTTATGTTTTTCCCGGAACGCCTGTATCAGTCGTAACTCATTTGGAGGAAATTTGGTTTTGGATATCTGTTTCATTATTATAAATCCGTACTGATACAGGCTATCTAGGGATTTCATGCCTCGTCCTGTCCGTGATGAACCTTCCTCCAAGTCCATACGGCGAGGACTGTACCTTTGCTTTTATTATTTTAATCCGCTCTACCAATATCAGCGGAGTTAAAACCATTGGAAATGCCAGTAACATTTTTTTCACCTCACAGGGATGTTAAAAATAAAATCACGCTTATTCCGGTTCCGACAAGGATCATCGAACAAGCGGCAGATTCCCATTTGTCTTTGTTGTTATTTGTCACGATCTCGGAGCTTGCCGAAACGAACATCAGGACGTTTATTGCAAGTGCGATTATCGTGAATATCGTCCTCATCGTTCTTCTCCAATCATGAAATCAAGAATTTTTTCTGCTGTCTCTTCTTCGGGCTCAAATGGAAGCCCGCATGTAGAATAGATTTCCAGAGCCGATTTCAGGCTTGATTTGAAACCTTGGTATATTTCTCCATGTTGAAGCAGTTCGTGTCTTAAAACTGAAATTGCATCAGTAATTGATTTAGAACTAACACTAATCTGTGCCAGACATTCCATTTCGATATCCGGGCTTCCCATCATTTCAAAGTTAAACGTCGGTACTTCATCGACCGCAACATGAAAATCAACTGATTTTACCCTCGGTACTTTATGTTCGTCAATAAAGCACTGTGTCCCCCTCCAGTCATATGGATTCGGATTTACAATCTTCACAACAGACATTTTCGTATCCCCTTTCCTGTGCGTTACAGTACACCAGAAGGTGCTCTGCGATTTCCTGAAGCTGAACCGGGTCGTATTTTGGAATCGCAACCAATTTACCTTCAAGCATTGGGGATAGTGGTGCGAATACCGGTGTGTCCGTAACAATCGTTGCTTTTATCAGCATAGCTGCTACGTCAACTGGTTCTGACGGTAACAGCTCATAGATTCCTTTTTCTTTATTCATGCCTCTTTTACCTCTCCAAAATATTCTTTGTATAACTCATAGTCATTTCTTCCAATCAGGTCTTTAACCTTGTATTTTTGCTCTATTCGAAGATCACTGTATGTGTAAATGGTTTTTGTGGCCTGTATACGATAATCGCCGACGTCAGTGATTCCGCTTTCAGTCTCGATTTTTTCTTTAGCTGAAAACCAGTTTCCGTTCGGGGTTAAGAAGTAAGCTCTTTGCACTGCTCTTCCGAGTGCGACATATTCCAAACTAGCTTCGTCCGTAAAAACCTTTTTCGCTGATTCCGTATCATACAATCTTCCGTCCTCCAGAACAGCTTTCTTGTGATGATACTCGTACGAGCGATCATGAGCTAAAGGCTTTTCTCCCGGTCCTTCAGAAGACCTTTTTTGTTTTTTTAAAAATTTTTCAAGCATCGTCTTTTACCTACCTTTTCCGAAAATACTGTGTCAAGGCTTCACGGGTGATCTGTGACACGCTTTTGCCGGTTCGATTCTTTTCAGCTATAAGTCTTTGCTCCAGTTGGTACGGCAACCGGATGCGAATGGATTCGCCTTGTGGATTATTCTTTTTCATAGGATGTATCCTCAACTTACTATTTCTACTGGATAACCTAGCTTTTCTTCAAGCTCAGCTACCGTTATTTTACGTGGCTTATTTAATTTGATTTTCACATCTTGCACTGCACCATCTTTGTTTTTAGCAATCCCGCGCCCAGTGTATATGTCAGCTTCTTCATTAGCGTATACACTGAGATGATTGTATCCATATGTACGGCACCACCTAGCAGCCAAATCAGAAATTTTCATCAATTCTTCCAACTCATTCCCGAATAGATGTGAATACAATATAGCTCGATCATACATTTCCTGTGTTACTGCTGACAGAGCAATCACGCTTTTATACGGACTTCCGATAAAACGGAAAAATCTGCATGATTCCATTACTTTTTCGCCTTTTGGAAGTGCAAAGCCTTGAGAAATTGCCATCTTAAGAAGCTTCGCTGATTCAACATCGCTTTCTGTGATAACACACTTATTTGTAAAGTCTATCATTACTGTTCCCCTCCCAACATTTTATATAGTGTTCCTCTTGACACTCCCATGATTTCGGCAAACTGAACTTTGGTGATTTCCCCAGCCTGCCATCTTTGCTTTGTTTTCTCGAAGAGTTCTTTGTCTACCTCTTTTTTTGCTCGTCCTTTATACTTGCCCTGAGCTTTCGCGATTGCGATACCCTCTTTCTGACGCTGGCGGATACTTTCTCGTTCTCTTTGTGCCACGTATGAAAAGACCTGTAAAACGATGTCTGCGATTAATTTTCCAGTCAAGTCTCTATTCCGCGTAGTATCAAGTAATGGCATATCTTGTACAATAATGTCTGCTCCAATCTCTTTAGTGATTTTTCTCCATTCTTCTGTAATCTCATCGTAGTTTCTGCCAAGTCGGTCAATCGAATGGACTACCAGTACGTCACCTTTTTGAAGGGAAGCGATCATCTTCTGATATTCAGGACGGTTGAAATCCTTGCCGGACTTCTTGTCCATATAAATTTTATCAACGCCTTCTTCTCTCAATGCCTCCATCTGCCTCGCTTCGTTCTGCTCTACTGTCGATACTCTTGCATATCCAATTTTCATGTATAATCCCTCCCGTTTATTTATGAGTCAATTATACATCTAATTGATTATATTTGCAAGTAGTTCATACACATTTATGAGTATTTTTATTGACTATTGAAACGTTTTTGATTATGATAATGTTAATAGGAGGTATTTATATGGTTTCTGATAAGATAAAGCAAATAATGAAGATGAAAAAAGTAACCAGTGTTCAATTAGCTCAGCACCTTGGGATGCTCCCGCAATCACTTGCAAATAAATTTTCAAGAGGAAGCATATCCGCAGATGAACTAATCCAGATTCTTGATTTTCTGGAATGTCAATTGATAATTGAACCAAAACCAGATGTATCAATCAAACTGACCACCGATGATCTCAAAAGGGAACCGTAATGGTTCTCTTTTTTATTGTCCTAATTGTCCATCCCTGTCTGTGATGAAATTGCAGCTAAAGTTTATTCTGCTCATATTTAAACTCTCCGCAGCGGAGAAATCAGGAGCTGCACCCGATTCGTCAATCACAATCTTTTACTGTGTATGATCGTTAGTATCATTACAATTCTTATTCCCAAATTCTGCATCATTTCATTCATTCTTTATACCTGCCTTTCTTGGTATTGCCTTATTTTGTGCTGGCAGAGAAACCGTTAAGGCTTACGGCTTGTCGTGTTGCAACCACTATCTCTGCCATGTGAAAAGGGCCTTTTTGTTGTTTTATTTGCTTTGGGGAATCACCCGGCTCCTGGCGGCTTTCCCTCCAAGGGGGTCCCCGTCTCATCCGTACGCTATCCGGTCAGCCCGCCGCCCCATGGGACCCGCTGCACCGGATCACGCTGTTGTTGTTCGGCCTTCGGCAGTAGTCAGAGGATGTTACCGCCGCTTTTCGTTCGTCATATTGCACAAATTTTCTCGTGTTGTTCATTGTACATTTTAAGTACACCCTATTTATACATTACGGAAAACTATATATTGTGTTTTCGCCTTGTTTCATACAACATATTGTGTTTTTACTGCTTTCGTGTTCACAGCTTTGGCCGCTCCATCTCTGGAAGCTCCAGTGCGTCCTTATACCGGTCCGCGATCTGCTGCGCTGACTGCTGCGGGATGCCTTGCACATGATCCGCCTGGACCGGTGCTGTCTCTGCCATGCCATAAGCTGCTTTTGCAACGAAGATCAGGTTTGCGTTCGTTCCTGGTTGGTTGTGTAGTCTGTTAAGCGTGCAGTTTTTGCAAATATCGAACCATTTTTTCACCGTGTTGCTATGTGCTGTGGCGGTTCTATAGTCCCCGCGCATCCAATCGCTAAACGTTGAGCGGTTAATCCCTACCAGAAAGCTAAATACTTCCAAAGTTGGTAAAACATGATACTTACTGCACAACCTTACAAACACGTTAAACATATGATCCAATAATTCTATATCATCGTTACAAGGTTTCTGTATGTGATCAGCAATATAAAATATCATATCAACAAAACTGTCAGCTACTTCTTTTCTGTAATTCTCACTATCAGGTGATACACATAACACTGTATTAATATATTCATCAGCATATATATTAATATTACTCAAATATACTTCTGTTTCCTTTTCTGTTTTGATAGTATTATCTTTCACTGTATCACCTCACTTTACAACGTTAATCTGTTAATTTAGTAAAATAAAAAGGACGATACCAAACCGGTTAGCAATCGAAGAACACGCCCAGCAGCTACGATCAGCGCCGGAAGTTCCGTAAATGCTTTTCAGTTTTTATCGTCCTTTGTTTAAAAATCGTAAATGTATTTGTTTATCTGCCATTTACAATAGCACATGTAAGTCATTAATGCAAGCATAAATTTATTTTTATTGCTCAATGCATAATAAAAGACCTATTGATAAAATAATCCATTACAACTCAATATACAACGTTATAGAGCTATATATATTATAATATAGTGTATCTAAGTATATATTAATAAACTCAGAATCTAGGAGGGGCTTAAAAGATGTTATAATACGGTACTGTATAGAATTAATTAATAGAGGATTGTATATATAATATAATTATAGGGCGTTTTGGCACAGAAAAAGCCAAGCTTCCGGCGTCTGATCCGGTTACCTGGCTGAATGATTTTTTATTGATTTTCGATTGGCTCGCCCCTCCTGAGTTCCTCGTTGAGGACACAATAGCACATTTTATAAAAACCTGTCAAGCCAAAAGCAAAAAATATTTTTCTTGACAAAACAAACGTTTGTGTGCTATGAATAATTTAACAGACTTCGGCGGCGGGTCTGTTCTCCCCTCGTTAGCCGCCACAAAAAAGAGTTTAAGCCCCTGGAGATTATCCAAGGGCTTTTTTTTCTTTCCACAATGTGACTATTAATGTTTTGCTAACTTAATAACTAATGATCCAATTTTACATTCGTCATAAAAATGACGTTATAGTTATAATAATATAATCATTGTCAGCTGTCAATAATCACATTAAAAACACCGGGTTTCCGCAGCTGTCAATTTCGGTCGTGACTTCTTGCCCTGCATCAAGATACGCCGTTTTTACATCTTCGAAAATTCGCCGTTCTCTGTTCACCGTATATTTTTTGTGTAGTGTGTAAATGGTGCCGGAGATTCCCGGAAGTACCGGCGCATAAGCTGGCAAACTCAGCGCCACTTTTTCCGGTGGCAAAATGTCAACAACTTCGACATTATCAATTCTCAGCAAATCCTCATGCCGTCCCAGGCTTGGAAATCGTCTCGGATACTTCAGCATTTTATAAATTATGTCAACTTCCTTTTCGTTTTTTGGCTGAATGTGCAAACGCAAATTCAAATCTGCGACAAAATCAACCAAAATCGGCGTATTAACCCAGCCTGTAAACCCTGGGCCGTTTTTCACTCGGATGGGAAAACGCTTTTTAAATTCTTCCGTTTCTGATCCGGAATAAGCTCCGCCCTTCCAGCGTTTTGTAAACTCCTGCTCGTTCGCTGTTCCGCTTCCGGCTATTGATATGTTCATGTCGTGCCAGCTGCTCCACCGGCACAGAAAATGGACCATCCCGGCCACCGTAGAAAAAGGCGGCAGTGGGTACGTATATACCCTTTTCCCGGCGTGCGAAAAAGGCGTTGCGAAAACGCCCTTTTCCATATAGCCCTCTATTAACACCGCCTTCATGGCTCTTCGGCCTCGCATCTGAATCCGAAGAGAATGTCTTCGTAAAGTTGATCGGGGATTTCCTCTTCCATCAGTGGCTTTCTCTCTGCAAGCTCTTCGTCAAGGCTTGCGTCGATATCTCTGAGAGCATTTTCCCTACTGAAGCCCATTTTTACAACTTCGTTTAAAAGATTGATTGTTTTTTTCATGTCTTTTTCCTTTCTTTGTGGTATAATATTATTGTCACTTGCGGAGGATGTTCCGTAAGCGGAGCGGCCAACAATCCCGGTCGCCGAGGGTTGAAACAATAATTTTAAGTGTAAAGAGCTGGTTTCCGGCTCTTTATTCTTTCGCATTTTTCCCGTCCCCGTAACATTTGTAAAACGCCACTGTAAGCTCCGCCAGTTCCTGCGGCGTAAGCTTTTCTTTTAAGCCGTCCGGGATGCGGCTGTAGTTGGCTGCAAAAGTGTCGTGATACTTTCCAATCTTGCAGGCTTTTTTGACCTGCTCGAGCTTGTACATTTCTCCAAGTTCTTCTATGCTGATTTCTCCAGCGTTAACGGCTTCCCGTCCTTCTTTTGTTAAAATAGACATTGCCTCTTTCTTATTGACAATTCCGATTCCATTAATTTTCATGTTTTCTTTCTCCTCCTTGTTCTATTCTTCAAATCCCGGATACGGCTTGAAAGTTTCGGCCCATTGTGCCTCGTCTTCTTCCGTCCACTCCGGTTCCTCTTCCGGTTCAACCTCGTAGGAACATCCGGCAGCGTCCTCAAAGATGTTATCTTCGTATTCGGTCATCCACTGACCGTCTACAAGGCAATCATATCCAGTTGCGTGGATGTATCCAATACCGTCCTCGAAACGATCGAACGGCATATTTTTAAGTTGTACCCTTCTTGTAGCTTTTCCAGCCTCTGTATTTTTCATTTCACCCCTCCTGATCCGCCCCGTCCTGGGGGCTATGTGCTTGTCTTCTTTAACTGTTTTTATTATACATCTTTGTGTATAATATGTCAATACGTAAAATACATTTTTGTGTATTTATTTTTTATATTCTAATATATCACACGGCTGGCATTCAAGACGATCACACAAATACATTATTGTGTCAACACTTACGTTTTGATTTTTTACCAATCTATTTACCAATGTCGGCGAAAGATTAAAAGTATCTTTATTTTTGAGATCAGCTTTTTTTACTCCCCTTCTTTCCATTGTTTCCCACAATCTACTATATGAAATGTTTCCGTTATATAAATTCTTTCTTTTTTCTGTTTCCGGCATCTGAAAAATCTCCTCTCTTTCTATTTTATATATATTATAATACACTTTTATGTACTTTATGTCAATGGTAATTACCTTGTACATTTTTGTGTATTTTTTATATTTTCATAATACATCTTTGTGTATTTTTTATATTTACTTTTGATACACAATAGTGTATTATATAACCATCAAAGGAAAACAAAAAACATTCAACCCGGACGCTGATCCGGGAGAAAGAGAGGGAATATGTTTGAAATAAAAGTAAACGAAGTTAACGGCGATTATTTTTATACGAAAATTAACGCCGATCTTGAAGAAGTGGCAAGATATTATTTTTCAGCACAGCACGTTGAAAGCATCGACATTTTAAGCGGCGGAACTGTTGAAAACGAATTTTGTACCATCCAGCCGCTGAAATTATACCGAGAAACGCCGGAAGCAATCAAAGAACACGAACTGTTCTACGACATTATATTAACTCGTAAAACAACATATAAGGTAGAACAGCCTTTTGGATTTGAAGATACTGTATCTTTCGGATTCATTAGAACTTGCTAAAAAGTTCTAACCTTTCCGGCGGCGGTCAAGCCGTAGCCCCAACGCAACCGCCGGATTTCAAAAAAAGAAGAAAAGGAGAATAAGCTATGAGTTATTACACAATGAGCAACAAAGAGTTGTCCCAGCTGATCCGTAAGACATTAAAAGAAAGCGGATTCACAAGCAAAGACGTATCTATTAGAGTTAGGGCGGCATTATATGACACATCTGTAAATATCACGGTTAAAAATCCACTTGTAAGGCTTTCGGAAGTGGAGGAAATTGCAAAAAAATTTTCTGAAGTCGATTACGACGAGCACAGCGGCGAAATTCTGGCGGGATGCAATGTTTATGTGCATTGCCAATACGAATATGGAATTTTCAAAGATGCTGCCGCCGATCTTCTCCCAGTTGCTGAAATGGTATTGAGCAACAAAGAAAAATATAGTGGTCACGCAATCGCAGACAACAAAGAAAAAAGCGTTCACATCATTCACTATCAGGGCGTGCAATGGACGCTTGCGGAGTTTGAAAAAGATAAAAACGCCGCTTATAAATATAAACCTACATACTGGATTAATAGCGCAATGGATTTAGCTATTGCAATGTGGCGGTTCAAAAATCTTGGTACTATTTACGCATAACAGGGCCGGCAAGCGTACCGGGGAGCATTTCCCCGGCGGACTTTTAAAATAAAAATCAGGAGGAAAAGAACATGAAAAGTTATACTGTTATCACAAGCAAGGAAACCACAACCGGGCTGAACTGGGTTATTGACGCAAAAGCGCCACTTTCCGCAGAGGATAAGGAGTTTATAAAAGCTTTCGCCCCGGTCGTGTATTGGTCGGACACAAATTGTTATCACTGGGCTTTTGATGAAAAGTTACCGTCTGGGCGGTGGCTGGAGAACATGAAGTTTATGGAGGACTTAAAAACCGTAAAAGCGTTAATCCTGTAATCTCCGGGCGTAATGGTTCCCGCCGGGTTCAATTCCCGGCGGCGCCCTTTTATTTTAACACCCGGCTCCCATGGGTACAGGGAAGAAAGAAAAGACATGAAGAAGAAAAGTAGCTATATCGCCGTACAGGTGACAGAGAACGGAAAAAACTATGCTTACGCCGTCAAGGTTTCTGAAAGTAATAACTTGCTTTCAAAGCTTGAAATAAAAGGCATCACAGCGGCGAATCTTTGCGGATCCAGGAAAGAAGCTGAAGAAGTTGTTACAGACTGGAACGAAGCTTTTAAAAATAATGGTTCTTACATGTTCGGGGAGGTGTTCTGCTAATGAGCGAAAAAATAATTGAAATCAGAAAAGCCACGCAAAAACAAACCGTCGCCGCTATAAAAAGCGGCGATTTTTCAGAAGTCGAAAAGATAGAGGATGCAGCACGCCAGGAAGCGGCAAAGGTTTTTCTTGCGGTCGCTTCCGGTTCTGTGCCGCTGATTTGGTACGACTTGCCGCCGGTTCGCTGTCAGTCTGGGGCGGTGTCCGTCATGCGGTACGCCCTGCACAGGTCAACAAAGCAAAACGGATTTTTACAGTTGTCTTGCATGGAGCTAAAGGCTGGGCAGATCATTCCGACTTCTGATAGACAGTATAACACCACTGACGGCGGTTTTTCGGAGTTTTTCCGGGACTTGCCCCGGTCAGTTAATGTTAATTTTTTAGAGCAGTGAAAACACTGCTCTTTTTCTGCTGCTCTTCCGGTATCCAGTCCGGCGCCAGGTTCACGGCCTGGGGAGCGGATCAGGCTTGTGAAATCTATCTACAAGCCGTGTACCTTGACAACTTAACTTTCGTTTGCCCGGAAATGCGGTTGTTGATTTGCTTTTTTCGCCGCTTTTCGTCTTTCTGGCGTTCTTTGATGTTTTTACCATTGTCGGATTTGCAAGCCGTTTTTTGTGTGCTTTCGTCAATCAATACTCATAGTTGACGGGGCGCCGGTATGGTGGTACTATGATTATATATAGCCGTTTCCGGCTCTTTTTGTCGTGCCTCTGTGCAGCTGGCACCGATCCGGGGCACAGTGTCCGAACAGTTGCGAAAGTATGTTCTGTTTTGACTTCGCTGTACAATCGCCCTATTCGGCTTTTTAACGGCCGTTTAGATTCCGGTTGAAGAAGTCTAGCCTTGTCAGTTTTGCAGGCGTTATAGGTGAAATTAGAGCGTCAGTTATTGACGTCTGGAAAATCCCCGGCACCGGTCCACAGGTGATCCGCAACCTTTTGCAGAATTGGTCATACTGGTTGTGAAACGGACGATATTTCTGGCGGTCCTTGAATATTTGTAATATTCAGACACAGAAAAATGTCGAAAAACGGTCAAAAAAAGAACTGTTGGAAAATAATCTCTATTTCCGGATTTCCATTTTGTTTATCTTGCATATATTAATCCATAGAATCTTCCGAGGGGCTGTGTAAATTCACGAATCAATTTAATTTATTTAATCCCTCAGATTTTCTCCTTGCTGTATTCTTCGTTTTGTATGTGGTCCGTTGCTTCCGGACTTTCACCTTCTGTTCCGTCTTATCTTTCTTCCTACGGACTTTATTGTGTGCTGATCGCTCAGTTGAGAATCCCATATTTTCCCTCCCTATCCTTGATCTTCTGGTTTCTGCTTTTGAAGTTGATAATTTCTATATCTGTTTGCAGTTACTGTGGCATCCGTCCGACGATGATAACTCTCAGTGGTTCTAATCTACGGACCATCTCTTGAAATCCCTTGCAAAATTCCAGTCGTGATGCTTTTGACTTCACTCGCCCATTGGTGCAGCAGGCTACCGTGCTTCTCTTTGGGATTCCGTCAAAAATCCAATCATAGCAGTATTCCGGCGGTATGTTCACGTTTGGAATCATACGGATTCCGTTCATATACAGATAATGTGCTATCGCATGATTGCGGTACTTCTGCCAGATGTTCATCGCAAATGGCATACCACCTTCTCCGACTGCCATGCTGAAATCCGGTGCGATCACACTGTTAAAGCATTTTAGATGCTCGATGTATTTATCCGGACAATTCCAGATTTTCTCAAATTCGTTGTCATGGATATAGAAATTAACGGTTAAGTCCCTGTGGTTCTTTATCCGCCGTTCAAAGCTGTCTTTGAAGTCGACAGTATCCGCTCCAGGTCTGCCGGTATACCGTGGCATCATGGGGAACTGGTACGGTCCGTCCAGCTCTGCTCCCTCGATCATATATTCTCTCATTACATCATATGCGGTATGGTTCATGGTTATCACCCCCCTAAAAATGCAAAAAGACATCCTGTTCCGGGAATTGGAACCGATGTCATCATTAGTATGTTTCCATACTATCAAATATTTAGTTAAATGTCAAAAAATTACATCTCTGCTCTTCCGTTCATCTTTTGTATATTATTTAGATTGCAAATGCGTAAGTGTAGTTAAATTCCTTTTCGCATCCATCCACATAGTTGATTTTCCTGTAAAATACGGCGTGTCGTTCTGAGAACTTATTTAAAAAAAAGTATTCAGAACAGCTCTGTTCATCCCGCTCGATTATTGACTTTTTTTTTACATCTCCGGTCTTTAAAAAGAACAAAATTTCGCACTCCTGCGGGCGCTTCGGATTCACTATTATTTTGTCCAAAAACTCACCCAGAACAGCTTTGGTAATATCTTCTGGACCAATACCTTGCAAATCATTTAATATCTTTCCGATTTCTTTTAATTTCAAATGGGAATCTTTATTGGCTTCTTCTTTCGATTCCAGTTCGGAAAGTTTATTGCTTATGTCTTGGATTTCATTCTTGAATTTTTCATTTTTTTCAAGATATTCAGAATTTGTTATGATTCCATCCAGATTAAGGTCGAGAAGTTTGTCTTTCTTTTTCTCTAGCTGAAGAATCATATTTTTAAGCCGGTTTATCTCAGCCCCATCGTTGCTGAAGTCTATGTTCTTTTCGACCAAACTTATATATCTTTCAATAGCTGCTTGGATATCACCAGATTTGTTGATAAGGTCTGCAAGCATTATTTTTAATTCTTTTTCATGTATTCCGAAAGAATTGCAGCTCTGTGCTCCATTTTTTATGCGATAACTGCATACCCATCTTACATCTTCACGTCCTCTTGCAGTGCGTTGTTTCATCCAATACGGTGCTCCATCGTCCCCACAAAAGATATACCCGGTGAACAAATTGTTTTGCTTGAAAGACGTTCTATGGGATTTGATCGCATCACTCCGTGTTTGCATAATGACATTTGCCTTATTCCATACGGATTCATCTACAATCTGTGGAACATGGTTCCCATCGTCTTTGTACATTGTCCATTCGTCCTCTGGCAAAAACTCTTGCTTTTTAGTGAACATATCGACAACTTTTACTTTACCGCCGCAATAATAACCTTTATATTTTGGATTCTTGATTATCTTTTTGATATTATCTCGGCTGAGTTTTCCGCCTTTGTAATTTCGATATCCTTTTTTGTACAGGTATTTCTCAATAGTGGACGTAGACCATTCTCCGGTAGAATACTTTTCAAATATTTCTTTTATCATCGGAGCTGTTTTGGGATCAACTGTAAGCTTTCCGTCTTTCTTGATGTAACCGTATATTCGTGATCCGAGGACTACACCATTTTTTATTGACTGTGCATGTCCGAATTTTATTCGATTGGAGAGTTTTCTTGATTCATCTTGGGCAATTCCGGACATTATGGTAAGTCTTAATTCACTATCTTCGTCAATCGTATTGATGTTGTCGTTTTGAAACCATACACACACACCATACATCAGTAATTCTCTTGTATATTTTATGCTGTCTAGCGTATTTCTCGCAAACCTGGTAATTTCTTTCGTTACAATCATATCAATCTTTCCAGTTTTGGCATCTGCCATCATGCGTTGAAATTCGTCCCTTTTCTCAGTTCTTATTCCCGATATTCCGTTGTCAATGTACGCACCAACAAACACCCAGTTTTTATTTTGTGCAATGAAGTTTCTGTAATATTCATCCTGGTGATGTATAGAAACCTGTTGGTCTTCTGATTCTGTGCTTACTCTTGCGTAAAACGCCACTTTTAATTTCAGATCGAAAATACTGCAAGTTTTCAGTATTTCTCTAGTACGATAAACGTTCATGCCCCGTTCTCCCTTCTAGTCGGAAGAGCAGAGATAAGATTATTATACCTTCAATCTCATCTCCGCTCAATAGTTTGGTTTAATTTTCAGAAAGAATCTCAATATCAATTTTTTCTTTCGTTTCTTTGCTGATTAGTCCCTGAAGGTATATGTGCTCGTTCAATGCCAACAATAACGCTTTGTTCATGTTGCACTCCTTTCTTCAATGAAAAGGTCCAAAATCCTTTTAAAACATTTTAGGCATATATTTCTATGCAAACTTATATAAAATGGATTCTAGTGTTTTTTAGTTAATCAATTACTTTGTTTTACAACAAATCAAATATATCTATCTGTCCTTTGATTTCATCTTCCTTTTCATCTGTGAAGAATTTGCAGGCAATGTAGTTCGGTTTCCAGTCCACATCTCCATTGTAGTTCAAGCACCTCGGATGCTTTCCGGGCCGGTACCGTAAACATTCATCGCATCTGTGATACGGGTTTGTTCCGCCGGAATCTTTGTACATTGCGCTTATCTTAATCATATGGATCACCCTCTTCAAACAAACTGTACTTTCTTAAAATTTCCACTTCGTGTTCGCACAACTTTATCTGGCATTCATTGTACAACTGCCGTGCAAGAGTACCGATAGTCGGTTTTCCCTCATTTGCCTGATGCACATATTTGTTACTCTTTTCCACTACGTTCATCAGCTGATCCGGTTCAAAGTCGTATGCTCTGTGCAGCGCCAAAAGTAATGTCACACTGTTTTCAACATTCGCCCAGTCCTGTCCGTCCGTAAATCCTTGTTCGAAACCGGCGTTGTAGCTTTTCTCTCTTTCTTCTTCCCTTGCGTTTTCTACAACTTTGTTCAAAACACTCACGGTTCTATTGATCCCGTCTTCCTTGCCTTTCTGGTATGCTTTTTCAATCTCTTCATTTCTGGCTGCCAAAACTTTTTCTCTGGACTCGTCAAATATCCGCTGCATTCTTTCAATCTTTGCAGCTGAATAAGGCATAGTTACCGGTTTCCCTATGAATTTTCTTTTCAGTGCTGCGCTGTTCATTTTTCGCCTCCCATAATGCCTGCTATCATTTGTTGTTTCATTGTTTCCGCTATGTGCTCCCGGACAGATTCTTCCGGAAATGGGATCTCAAGTGACCGCTCCAGAATCCGGTTGGTGATACGTTCATCATAATTTAGTCGAGAAATACAATAATTACTTGTGAAAATCGTGATTTTTCGGCTTGTATAGCGTCCGTCGATAATTTCATAATACTTTTCATTTACCCAGTCTTTTTCGGTTTCTGTGCCGAAATCATCAATGATTAGAATATCTGCTCTGGCAAGTTCATCAATCAACTGTTCTTCCGTTTTATCCGGACTGTATCTTTTTCCCCATGTGGACTTGATCTCGTCAAGGATTTTCATAGACGTTGAAAACTTTACCTGTTTCTGATGTTTTTCAATCAGTTCATTCGCCAGGCTGCATACCATCCGGGTTTTTCCAGAGCCTTTCGTACTAGAGTAAAAATATAGTCCAATTCCCTGTTTTTGCATATCGCTGATATTTTCCATCCAGTAGTGAACAGCTTTCGCAGCCTGTCTTATTGTTTCCTGGCTCTCCGGCAGCTGATATACTGCCGACCGAAAATTATTAAACATTGCATCCTTGTAGATGCCTGGAATCTCTGCAAACTTAAGCTGATTTCTATGAATCGTTTTTTTGCGGATACCGCAGGAACACTCCTGACAATACGGAACTCCATATTGATCACGGCTCCATACCCATCCGGAATCATCGCATAAACGGCAATGTGTCTGGATTTCCGTCGTCACCGAGTGTTCCAAACGGGATAAGTGGTTCGACTTTTCTTTGAGTTTTTGCACCAGATCCATGTTTCCTGTCCCCATTGTAGTTACCCTCCAAAACCTTTAAGAAATTATTTGGTTTTACAAACCAGTCAAAAGTAATCATCCAGCTATTTTTGTTTTCGCCTCTCAGGAAATCGCTGTGGCGAATGTTGTCCATAGCCTTTAAGAGATCGTCCATGCCATACTCTCTTATTCGTCCTTTGAGCATCTGGCATCTTTTTGATGCTGGTTTGATATCCCTGATAGGAGCAATGCCAACATCCTGTAATTTGTTCCATTCCTCAATAACGCGTCGGACATCCGTCTGACGAATAGTATCTTTAGATACTATTAAATTATTATCTTTTTCTTTATCTTTATCTAATTCTATATCTATATCTAAACCTTTATCTATATCTGAGAGCGTCTTTGCTGCGTCTTTGTTGCGTCTTTGTTGCGTCTGCCGTCCTGATCGTTCTATTAGCCGAGTATCATCAATCGGATTCCCGCCCGTCAAAGAGTAACTACCATTGTCCTTTAAAAGCAGCATTTTCTTTTCGTCAGTATATGATGTTTCAGCATACCGATCTCTTGACAAAGTGTTGTGCATTCTCCAATGCTTAATTACAATCACGCCGTCCTCAAATGTAAGGACAAACCTTTTTGCGATTAATAATCGCAAGTCATCTTCACTTGCTCCTGTGATTTTCATTATCCTTTTTGGATTTCCAATGAATCCATCATCGTCAGCCCTCATATTCAAATGAAAATATAAGCATTGCGTTGTTGCCGGCATATCCAAGAATGCGTCACTGTCAACAATTTTCATTGTAAACATTCGTTTCTGTGCCAATTCTAAAATTCCTTTCTCCAATTCCTGGTTTTCCAAAAGTGTTTATTTTAATTCAACTTCAATTCCATTGATTTTCAGCTCTCCATTTACCGGAATTACAAGAGATGGAACGCCGTTTATTTCTTTCAGTTCAATCAGAGCAATTTTATCTGGCTGGATGCAGATTGTTGCATCTGGTGTTACAATTTTTACAGTTTTTGAATTATGAATATTGTCAAGAGCAACAGGCTCATTGCTGAAATACATTTCCCAGTTTTCTTTGAAATCCGACAACTTCTCGTCTGGAACTCCGCAATATCCAAAAATCTGTTCCATTTCATCACATGACACGGTTACCATCTCCGGGCTGTCTTTCTTCTGTTCTCTTACTTCCTGCAAAGATTCAACCAGACTTTCCGCGAAATTGAATGTTGTATTTCCTTCGAAATTGTCCAGGATAAAATCTGAAAAGACATTGATCTCGTTGCCGGGTATACGGGGAATTGGTGCGCCAAGAACGTTTTCAATGAAGTCGGGATGAATATTCTTTATGTTTTTGTTGAAATACAAGGTTCCATGAATATCAGTGCCTCTGTCATTGAATACAGGGAATAAGAATCCTGTTTCTGGTCTTGAGACTACCCAATCACGAATTCTGTCTTTGATGTTATTTTCAGCCGCATCATAGCTAAGCCCAGCCTTTGAAAGATTTACTGGACAAATGCTGCACAGAATGTGTTCATAAATTTCTTCTGATGCATCGTGCATTTCGGTTCCATCAGAAGCTTTTCCTGGAATGTCATATACTGCATGAATGAGAACTATGTAGTAATTTTCGTGATAATCGTAATTTTCAATCACTTTGTCGTATAACTCGTCCAAAAGTTCGTCATTTTTAAGCTTACTTGCTCTAATCCGCATAAGAAATTCCTGTGTTCCACCCTCTTTTTCCTGTGATAATGGAAAATCAAGGTTCATAAGGTTTTTTCCAAGTCTGCCAGACATGGTTTTCTTGAAAATGTCAAAATACTTAAACATTTCTTCCTCTGGAAGAGACAGGAATGCTTCTTTAATTTTGGTTTTCTTGTTCTTTTCTGCGTCCACATAACAACCACAAATGCGTGTGATTGTGCAATTGACTGGAGTAAACTGTTTCTTAATTTCTGCGATTTCTTTCTTATTCATTCTTTTCCATCCTTTCTGCTTATTTCGCTTGTTTCTTCTCAATCCACTTATTAATTTTATCTTCGGAAATCATATACATTTGCTTTAGCATTTCGATGCAGATCAACACATCTGCAATTTCTTTTATCATGTTATCACGGTCGATTTTCCACGTTTTTCCTTACTGATTGCTTGTATAAGTTCCGCACATTCCTCCATGCAGACGGTTGCCTGAATTTCTTCTCCGTAATGGTCAACACTTCTAGCAATAACGCTTTCGTCAATGTTATATGTCATTTTCTTCGCTCCAGTCAATTTTCTGCCCGCATTCAGAACAGTACTTGCTTATTTTTTTACCAATAACAGGTGTTCCGCATTTCGCACATTTTTGAGTGGAAAATATATTGTACGGAAAATCTGGAACATATTCTTCAGGTTTGCATGGAATCTGCTTTTCCAATGCTTTTGCTCCGGAATCACACGCCCATGCTTCCTTGAGATATTTTTTCTGCCATTCATCTTTGTTTTCAGAACTTTCAAGGAAACATAAATGCTAGTCTCTCATATCGGATAATATGTCTTTTGCTTCTTCTGGTTTCATATTAATCATCCTTATCGTCCTCCTCAATACTGACAGTTTCCAGATCTTCGAAATCACAACCCATTGCGAATCCGTCAATTATTTTCTTCTTAACTCCAAATACCTCTATCATGTGAGAATTATTTTCCATGATTTTTATTACATCTGACTTTTTAACATATTCAGCCATTCTCCATCTCCTCCAACTTCTTCTCTATCGGATTAATAATCTCTTCCAATACCTGTCGCTCATAATTTTCTTTCCAGATTTTTTCTCTTTTCCAAAATTGGATTTTCATAATCTCATTTATTAAATTAATACACGCTATTGCTTCTAGCATTCCCCAACATCCATCACAGGCTCTTTCATTGCACCAGTTTACAAATTCTTTAAATTTCATTTTTGAGTTCCTCCAACTTATTTTCAGCTTCTTCACGATTGAGGAATACCAAAACATTTAACTCTCCAAGACACTCGTTCTCATTTGCCCATAAAAACCATTTACCGCCTTTGTCATATTCAAGTCCGCTTACCACATTTTCCCGAATGTCCATTCCGCATATATCCCATACAGTTGTGCCGATAGGACACGGCAATCTCACAAGCAAGCCCTGTTCTTCCAACTGCTCATATTCTGCCAGCTTTTTGCAAGCATCAAGCATGAGGCTGCATCTATCATCAAGGCATTCTCCCATCCCACAGCATGGCTCTTCAAAGCATTTAGGATAATACGCATTGCCTATCTCAGATATCTTTGTTAATCTCGCCATCTACTTCACCTCTTGAAATCTTTTCATAAATAGAACTTTCCACGATTCGTCTACTTCCACAAAATTTTCTTTTTCATACTCTGCAATCGCATTTTTAAGGTTCAAAATTTCCTGTTTAAAAGGTTCGCTTTCCTGCTCTAAATATTTATTCTTTTCAAATCGTTTGCAATACTGCTCATGTGCCATCTGTTTGGTTTTCATGCTGTATCCACATACTCCTGTAGTAGAAGCCAATTCGAAAACTCTTTTGGCGTATTCGTAGTTATCTTTATCTACTCGCTCAGGCAAAGCCCAGCCTAAAAAAGAAGCACACTCACAGCACTTCACTTTCTTACTCATCTACTTCACCTCTTCCATCTGACTTTCTACAGTATCTGCAAGTAACTTCAAGGACTTGATAAATGAGCCCGTCAATGCTGTTCTGTCTGGGTATTCAGCAAATGTTCTGACAAGTTTTACTGCATCCTTAATTTTTTCTTCATCTTCGACGATTTCAGATGCTTCAAGCACTCCTTTATCACTCCAATAAGCAACTGTTCCATTATCCTTAAAAATCAAAATATTTGGCAGTTTGATATCCCTAGATGACAAACTGACTTTATCAGACCATTTATCAAAACCTTGTAACCTTGCAATGTTAAGAATATTTTCATATTCTTTCTGCGTTTTTACGAACACGCTTTTTCCTGTTAAATTAATCATCAGAATTTCTTCCTGTATCTCATTAATACACTGATTCCGACCATCGACCATCCCACACTGATAATCTGTCATATCATTCTCGGTAGTGTTTTTCTCCGGCAATGGCTTCAGCGGGCACCAGTCAGGTCTAATACTCAAATCTGTAATATCTCTATTGTTTACTCTACAGAACGGGTGATGCGCTCCACTGCGCAAAACGCATAAAGCACAATATTTTGGCGTATTTATCACTAACACTGATTTATTCATCTGACTCCTCCTGTAATAATTCTGGATTGTCGAAAATATTGCCAACCACTTCGAAATGTTCCAAATCAAACTCATCGAGGTATTCTCTATCTACGCTACCATATTCTCTATCTATGCTGCTAGTTTCGTGCGCTACCCATCCTGCAACGCCCCATTCAACAGTTTCATATGTCACATCATCTGGATAAGATTCGTCCAAATGAGCCATCAGAATATCATTCTCCCAGATTTTCTTCCCGTTCTTGTCGCAAAGTCCTGTGAACTGGCAGAGGGTTTCGGGATCAACTATATTGGTATATACTGTAAACCAATCTGAGTCCTTACGATAAAAAATAATATCTTTCCCGCTTACGTGATATAGATCTCTTAGATAATATCCCTCAACCCATTCGCTGTTGTCTTTCCGCTTTGCCTTGAAAAGAATTTCTCTCATTCAACTCCACCACCTCTCACGATTTCATCAATTGTTGTATCTCCTTCTATGCAATATTTTTCAAATAAATAATTCTCTAATTGCTCTGCAACTTCATCTACATCAAAAGCTGTCGGCTGCTTGTTAACACAATCAATAAACTCTTTCTGGTCAGAGCTAATGCTTGTACCAATTTCCCAAATTTTGATGTATTTAATTTGTTCGTCTGCATCAATCAGTCTGCTCATTCAATCACAACCCTCTTTCTCATCAAAAACCAAGTTAACTCTGAACACATCCGTCCCTATTGCCGAAAGACGGCTTATTTTTAAGTCATAAAACGGTTTCAGCAGCTTCGAATCGGCATTGAATGTATCGTAATCTTCCCAGCTTCTACTCGGATAGCACATCTGGACTTTCTTGCCGTTCTCAATATCTGCACCAATTGCCTCTAATAATTCAATTAATTTCATTTATTCTCTCCTTTTAATCACTCGCCATGAAATTGCCAAGACACAACACGCATGCTATAATATTGAGCACCAGAATATCCCAGTTCTGATTTATTGTATCCGCAGGAATACACACAGCGTTCGCAACGCCTAAAGCTAATGAAAAAATATTTATTCATCCTCCCAAAATTCGCTAAACGGACATTCTGGACACCTGCAAACCAGTTCTCCGTCTTCGTCCATGTAATAATTATCTCCATACCCGCTACATTCATAGCAGTAGTCGGGATTGTAATTAGGATTCTCTATCATTTATTCCTCCATAAATACTTTGCAATGACACTCGCAATCTCCACGGAGATATTTCCCGCCACTTTCCATATTGATATCGCAATCATGATATTCTCCATAGATACTGCGTTTACAGTCCGTACAGTACACAGCTTGCTTAATCTCTTTGTAACATTTCTCAGACATATTTCTGATTCTTTTCAAATCATCATCTGACTTTTCTTTGATTTCTTCAGTAGTAGTAAGCCCTGCTCTTAACAGTACGTTGTGCGTTCTTGTTGTTAATCCTAATTTATCAATATTCATTTATTTTTCCTCCCACACTCCCAACAACCGCATTCTCTCATACAGTACAGCGACAGTCTTGCGCCTGTATCCGTAGAAGTCTTTCGGATTCATCGGGATATATCTTTCTCTGCTGATTTTCCTGTAACTTTTCCGGTGTAGGATATTCTCGATAACTATATCCGCTATCACCGTGTTTTTCGGGCAAGCTGACAAGGCGGCGCTGGAAAGCAGGTATCCGTACTCTACCGGGAAGTCTTTCAGCATCGCGTTTAATTTTTTAATATCCTCTGCCGGAATACCGTAGTCTTTCAGTTTTTTATTCCTTGTCAGCATACCGTTGCTCCTTTCTACTATTTGTCTGGGTGGTGCTTATCGTACATGATCGCTGCACATGCAAGACCGGCCACTCCGACTATGATTCCAAGGGTGAATCCTAATAAGAATGTAATCATGATTCGTCCTCCCTATAGCGCTCCGGCAATTCCATCCAGGCGTTGACATATAAATCATTACCTAAACAAGATATTAAATCGTCACCGGCGTAAAAAATGCCGTTGCCATCTTTATCTCTTTCACATCTTCCGATTATTGGGATTGAGTAATTCGCAAAAGAGAGAAGAATATAATCATCTGTTTCTGGCAATCTCTCACTAACAGGAATCCAACCATTTTCTTTCTCATCCTGCTCCAGATCAGCCAGAAGCTGCTCAATCATATCTTGAATAACTTTGACATACACCCCAGCGTATTTGTAGCAGTCCGAATATTTATCCGCGTACTGCTTTAATCTTTCTTTGATATGTATCATATTATTCCATCCTTTCTCAATGCCCGCTTCTTACCATGCAAAACAACAGTTCTGTCATGGATCTTTTTCTTGAACCATTGTGTCCACACTTCAAAATAACTGATAATCTCCATTTCTCCACATCTTCACCTAGTGGTGTTGGGCTTTCAAATTCTTCTGCAACATCTCTCTGATACGGAACTGCAACCATTACTCCCATGTTACCTATTTCCGCGTAACATTCCGGAAAATTCTCACGTATATGTTGGGCAAATTTTCCATTTTTTAAATCAGGTAAAATTTCTTTGTAGCACTCCATTGTTGTCACAAGGTAGTTTTTTTCGCCAATAAAATTTAATCCATTTCCGCTGTAAATATCCTCTTTGCAACTTTTGATTTCATAGCATGCAAATATTCCTTTTTCGATTGCTGAGATAGAGCACTGATTTTCCGGAATAAATTGCATGTAATCTACTCTTCTTGCCTTTCCTGCTGCGTAGCCATAATCAAGGCTTACTTCTCTAGCCCAGTATTTACCTGGACCAGAAAAACGGCTTTTTTCCAACAATCTGCTAAGAAATTTTGTTGTTTCAGATCTTTTCATATTTCCACCTCACTATCCTCTGGCATATAAAACACGGATTCTTTCCCACTCCAAGCATCATCGTTTTTTACCGACATAAATTTACAATATGCTTCCTGAATCATATCCAGTACCTTCATGGCTTTTTCTTTTGATGAATAATGCCCGATAACATAATCATCGCATGAATATGAGCAGAACATCTTCGTTACCCCTCCAATATCCACCATGGTGTTGACTACGATTGAATTGTTGAAATTGATTAATGTTTCTTTATCCTGACTTCTGATTAACATTTTGCGTCCTCCTTGTAATTCTCAATCTCATTGCAGTTAGGTTCATAAGGCTTAGGATATACCGTATATCCGCACTTCGGGCATTTGATTTCCGGCGGATAGTATTCAACCCATTCCATGTTTCCACCGCATTTTCCGCAACGGATGTATCTCTCTACTTTCTTTGGCTTCGGTTTAAAAAATGAAGTGTAATTATTATTTTTCATTTCCATCCTCACTTTCCCCCCATGTAAGCAACTGGCACGCTATTGTGCAGTCCTCCATGATTTCTGTGTTAATATTTCCTCTGTCTGGTTCTAATTCATCAAGGAATACTCCGTTTACGAAACTTCTTCCAAATCTACGCTCTTGCTCCGCACGCTTTTGAAATACTTCGGGGAAGTCCTTCCTAATTTTATTCCAGTAGCCCATGCCGCCTTTGACGCATCCAATGCAATTGTTGTTCGGATATCCTAAATCGTACATAATTGGACGTTTCAATCCTAACCTGTCCGCTATTCCATGCGCTTCTTGTTTGGTTAATCCATGTTCAATCAATGGAAACTCATGGTCGTAATCGCTTAGAGCCTTACAGGTATTCTCTGCCCTACTCCTTTCATTTACATCGAACTCCCATACATATGTGTGGTGATCCGGATGCTCAGATTCCCATTTTTTTCTTACTTCTTTTTTCAAATATCTCGTACATGGAGAACCAAACGGAGTATTCATTGTGTGCGTGAACTCCATCACGTCATCCACTGAGTCAAACCTATCTGACTGGATTATCGTTATCTTTCTTCCTAGCAACTTCTCGCAATCATGCAAGAATCTCAGACTGTCTGGATGCTGATTCGACACATGAGTATAGATAATCTCGTCAACATCCTTTGCCAGATAACACGCTACAAAACTGCTTATTCCTGTTGAAAACCAACATACTTTCATAACACCACGCTACAAATCCTGTGCGAGGATAGTCTGACAATCGGCTTGGATTCATTATTAAGTGCTTACTTAGGCACAGCCACTCCGTCAAACTTTATGTATCAATTCACCATACTAATCTTAATACAACCTCGGTTTACCGAGGATTCGTTATTCCTTTCTTTTAACCATCTTCATATTTACTCAATTTCATTCAACATCATTCTTAATTTTCCGTAACACGGGCAAATCCTTGTGTTATCGAAAATATCTCGCAGCAACACACAATGCGGATAAATCGCATCGACCTCATAAATGTGTTCCACTTTTTCATCTCCGCGTTCTGTGTACTTGATACGGTTTCCTTTGCGGATCCCGTATTTTTCTGCCAGATACACCCTCAATCCTTGAATCGTTATAGCGTTATTTCTCATCTGAACATCTACTCTCATTTTTTTCTCCTAAAAACCGATTTTATCTTCGCCATCGAGGATTCCTTCATCCTCATCGTCAAAATCGAAATCTGGCGTTTCTTCTACATCAGTTACCTTCCATTTCGACATGTTCTTTCCTCGCTTAATCAGTTCTGCCCTCTGCTCTTCTGTCAGTTTTCTCGGGGCTCGTAAATTTGGCACGTATTTTCTCGGAACATGAGCGAAAATCGAGCCATCTTTGTTAATTGCGATAACCTTCACATCTTCCGGGTTTTCTTCTTTCAGCTTAAGTGTTCGATTCTTTAAAGTACTTCCGTTGTACGCCGATATCTCATCATAATCACTTCCACGTATCCATGCGATACTACATTCATTACAATTCTCTGCCATTATTTTCCCTCCACTTTTAATATTTTTCTTAACTTCGATGTGAGTAAGTCAAACTGTGCAAGCATGTCTTTGTCCTTGTGCTTTCTAACAGTGATATCGTCTTCCGAATCATCCAGGTAATATTCACCATTGATAGGTTCTCTATAATCTATTTTTGATTTGAAGTCCCACCCGGAAAGGTTGAACATCTCAACGGCTTCTTTCCGGGTAAGAGTATCTACGAACGTCCCATCTAAGGTGTACAGATCGTAAAGCTTCATCTTTCGCTCTTTCTTATCAGCCGGTATTTTCTGTGAGAATTGCTCCCCGAAAATTCAATCAGTCCATCATCCGCAAACTGACGTAAATGTCTCTGAACTGCACTGGGGCTTAAATCCAATTCCTCAGCTATCGTTTTAATCTGTGGCATTTCGCCTTTGCGTTTTTCGTATTTTACGATGAAATAATAAATATCTTTACGATTCTGCTCGTATTCCTTATGTTTTCTGCTCTTTATTTCACGTATAATCATTTCTCATAGTTCCTTTCATCAAGCATTTCTCTAAATTTCTCAAAAGCTTTGATTGAAGTTTTATTGTGCTGCTTTTCTGGCTTCAGAGTGATTTGCAAATGCGTATCAATGATGTGCGATAAATCACGGGCCAGAGTTTTCTTGCCTTGTTGGATACCATCACGATATCCTTTTGCCGGTCGGTAATCAGCAATCTTTTCTTTACCTTCATCCTGTCCACCACCAGTCTTGTTTTTCACAATCCATCCGGCATCAATGGCTTTCTGGATGTATTCTCGTTCTTTTTCATCAAGCTGCGATACCGGGCAATGAAAAAAATCAATCTTGTAGCCGTTCTTATTATCTTCTGAATACAGCCCATGTGCTTTCATGGAACGATCAATATGCTGCTCGTATCCTGACATGTGTTGTGCCAGTCTGGTAAGAAGTTTTACTGACTGCCCGATATATCCATGGGTTTCGGTACGCCAAAGTATATATATCCCGGTTCCTTCATCCAGTTTCGGATTTACTTTCAGAAGTTTCTTCTTGTTGCTAGCTTCAATGGCTTTCGCCTGACGGAGCTTTTTATAATCCACCAGGTATCACTCCTTTCTACCCGAACGCTACCTGTCCATTATTTTGCGTATAAATCATCGGTGCAGCTTTGCGCTCTCCGACTTTCAAGTATGGGCAATTTGCTTTTACAAGCGTATCTGCCATAACCGGCACAACACTGTTTCCAATTCTTGCTACTTGTTTTGCAATCGGGTAACTTCTCCACTTGTAATCCCGATCAATGATGTAATCTTTTGGAAATCCCTGCATCACCTTTAATTCTTCCGGTTTTAACATTCTGAGGAAAATATCTGAAATAATGTATTTCTCTCCATGAATATCAACCAGAACATTCACAAGTCCGAACCTGTCTTTTGTGGTAATGGTTCCAAGTGGTTCATTAAGTACCTGTCCGCATCCAGTTCCGTAATACTTAACCAGAAATGCGGATATTACTCCGAAGTGACCTGGTGAAGTAGTTATCGTATGCAATGGCTCGTCACATCCTTGACCGATTCCAGTCTTGTAATACTTCGTGATAAAAGCTGTCACAAGCCCATACCTGTTCGATGTATCAATGGTTTTTATTGGCTCAGTCAGCAACTGTCCTCTGGAATCACCTTGTCTGGTTTCTCCGTGGTACTGAATAATAAATGCCAGTGCATCTTTGTTCTTCACAATGTATGGATCTGGATTATCAACGATATATTTCTTGATTCCATTTGCAATGCGTTTCTGAGTTGCTTCTGCCAGTGGCTTTGGACGGTCAAAGATGCTTTTTCCTAAGTCTGACCAATCAATATAATCTCCACACTGTTCATAAGGCTTCAGACCGTCTGTACCAAAACGATTATGCGTAGGCTTTGGCCACACTATCTGCTTTCCGTCTCTACGAAATACTGCATACCATCTTTTTCTCGTTGTCGGTGCTCCATAATCCGCAGCTACCAATTCTCGACAATCAAATTCGTATCCAATATTTTTCATTGCTGAAATGAATTTCTGGTAATCTTCCCCGGCTCTTTCCTTAATCGGATGCCCTTTCTCGTCCAATGGCCCCCATTGCTGTATTTCTTCCACATTCTCCATGATAATCACATCCGGAAGAATCGCTTTTGCGTGCTTATATACAGCCCATGGAAGAATTCGAAGTCCATGTTTTCTTGGTTGACCGCCCTTGGCTTTTGAATGGCTGGTGCAATCTGGCGAAGCCCACATCAACGCTACGTGCTGATTTCCAACATATTTCTGCAAGTCTACTTTGAAGATATCTTCTGTCAGATGCAGTGTGCCCGGATGATTTGTCTTGTGCATCAGGATAGCATCTGGATCATGGTTAATTGCTATATCTACCTGCCTGCCAAGTGCCATTTCGATTCCAACAGATGCTCCGCCGCCACCGGCGAAGCAATCTATAATTAAATCTTCCATCATTGCTCCTTAGCTAAACGGTAAATCCGGATCATAAGCCGGTTCAACAAATGTGTCACTTGCCGGTGCTGACGGTGGAACTACACCGGTGTTTTCAGACTGATTGCCTCTGCCCTTACTTTCCACAAACTCATGGGTTTCTACCAGACAGTCATTTGTGTAAATTTTCTTTCCGTCAGTGTCCGTATAGTTTCCAGTCTGCCAGCTGCCGATGACTGCTATCTTCATTCCTTTATGCAGATATTTTTCAGCAAACTCTCCGTTTCTTCCAAGTGCAACGCAATTTATGAAATCCGCTTTTCGCTCATTGTCTTTACGATACTGTCTTTCTACTGCAAGAGTGTATCTGGCAATGGCTATGTTATTGGTTCCCGTTCGGATATCTGGGTCTTTTACTAATCGCCCGATTAAAATTACTTTGTTCATGTTATTTCTCCTTATAAGCTTCCGGCATCGGCATCCACGCTGAAACCGTATATTTTATCTCTCTTCCAACTCCAATATCTGCCCATTCGCCGTTTCCAATGTATCTCAGAGATGTCGGCCATTCAGCGCCTTTGATTGTTACTGTGTACTGCGGCAGTTCCTCGATATCAACATCTTCATCCGGCTCTGGTGGCAACATTAATTCTGTTGGAATCCACTCAATTACTGGATTGTAAGATGCGAAAAGTTCCTTTGCCTTTTCCAGTGCATCGTTCCATCCTCTGTCGTACAGACTGGATGTTGGAGAGATTTCCTTTTTGATTTTGTCCATAACTTTTATTAAAATCTGCATCCTGTCACTCCTTTTTGTCTTCGTAAAAACTCACGTAATCAAACCACTGGTCTTTGATAAAATGTCCGATGATTTTCACTGAGCTTCCCCATCCCTTTGTTGCGACACGAACATGCTTTCCTTTTAAATTCACAAGATCTTCAACGCCAACTACATCCATAATTCGCATGATTGCTTCCATTCCAGAAGCAGAACCTTTAAATTCTTTAGCTCCCAAATATCCATGTCCAAGAACATATCCGCCGTAAACTACTCCCCATCCGCCACCGTTCAGCGTAAGGTCAAGTGAAAGTACTCCATGATCTCTGAAATTTAATGACACATTTGTAATTTCAGCGTTTTGAAGTTTATATCCATCTGCCAATAAAAGCTCTTCTGTCCATTCTTTCAATTTTATTCCTCCTCATAATCGTTACAGTACAATGAGCCATAATCCCAGGCTAATGTACAGCAGTAACGGAATCTGCATTTGCTACAGTCTGTCATTTCCATATCCCTCTCTCCTTTCAAAATGGAAACAAATTCAAGTCAACTTCCAAACCGGCCCGTCCAATCTGAACCAGAACATCATCTCCAACAACTTCTTTAATTTCTTTAAGCATTTTCCCGGCATCTGAAGCGTCGCCGCTTAAATGTACCAGTGTTACCGTTTTAAGCGATTCTGTGAGATTTTCCTCAATGAATTGCTTGCAAGTTGACAAAGAACAGTGTCCGGTGATCTGATGCTCCCACTTCGGATTGTTTCTATCTATCAATTCTTCGCAGTAATTGCAGCCGATAACTAAATGATTAAGCTCCATTGATTTGAACCTGTACCGGCAATGCTCAAAATCTGTCAGATAAAGAAGCCTTCCCATTTCTTCATGCTCCACCAGATATCCGAAGTTCGGGCACGGTTCTTTCTTTGCAGATGTATGCGGCAAACTGAACGGAACTGCGCTGAAGGAACCGATTTTGAAGTATTTCTTTTCAGCAACAGCCTTCATAGTTCCGTCCGTTATGCCTAAGTTACTGATTGTTTCTGCCTCGGTATAGACCGTGATTCCTGCGTTCATGATTTCATGAACAGCTTCGGTGTGATCGCCATGTTCATGTGAAAGAAGCACACCGGAAACATTGCTTATCTGGTATCCAATCCCTCTGAGGATTTTCTTGTACTTGCATCCGCAGTCAAGAAGAACGATCTCGCCTGTACTTGACTGCAAAGCGTAACAATTTCCCTTTGTACTTCCTGTTGAAATTACTCGCATGAACAAATGGCATCACCTCGCTTTCATTTATAGCTATTTAAGATTGATTTAGCAGCATTTATAAGAGCTTCTTTATCTGGCTGTATATAGGGTGGATTTCCTGGACTCCATAATTTCTTCATAACTTCATAACCGGTTCTTTCTAAAGAATCCTTTATTAGCTGAAGTTCTTTCAGCGATAATTCTACGGTTATAATGGAATCCCAATTTATTTTCTTTCTTCCTACTTCTTTCATACTTCATCATCCTTTGGGAATCTGAACGCTGATACATTATCGTGTGTTACCGCCTCGTGGTAAGCACGGTGCAACATTTCCATGACTTTCTTGATTTTTTCATCTGTCGAATAACAAGCCATAACTACACTTATCATTTGTACGTATGCCCTTATGATATTTCCAGTTCTACTTAATGATGTTGTTTCGTATGGGATATCAACATCTCCTGTCTGACTAATTAATCTCATTCATTCACCCTCCACTTTAGATACAAAGAGATTAGATTTTAAGATACAAACTGGGCGAACACCGAAGCTGAGGCAGCAGACATAGTTGAAGAAGTAGCCCGAAGGAGAAACAACGGCTAGCGCATATTTCCATCCTCTTTCCTCTGTGCTCCATGCGGAGCAGGTCCAATAACAATCATCCAGCTCCTCATTCGGCGTCAGTTCTGTATATTTGCGTGCTTCGTCAAATGTCAGCGGTCGAACTTTGCATTTCACTACTCCAATCTTCTGTCCATCCACAGTGATCAGGTCTGATATGTCAGTCTCGATATTCTCTTCTCCGAACTCTTCTTCAAAATCTTTCAGAATTTCTGTATCGCAGAGTTTCTTCAAGGATGATTTGTTATAATCAGACGTATCATTGTCAAATTTCACATTCTCTTTCACAAATCCAAGAGAAATGATCTTGGTATGTTCTGTGTACTGTTCCAGGACTTTGTATTTACGCTTTCCGGTAGTCTGGAAAACATCTCCCGACTTCAATTCAGATAACCTCACTCTGCCAGATTTTTCTTGATTTTCCAGAAGCTCAACCAATTCTTTTGCTTTCTTTAAAATTTCACTATTGCTCATTTTTAGCACCTCCCGATCATGCTGTAAGTGAAACCATCAGATTGAAGAAACCGGAAATTACCAGTGCGACCAGCATCGGTAAAGTGTTTTTCTTCTTGACGGCGTACACTGCAAGTGCAACGAAAACGATATAAGTAATTACGCATAATACTGTAAATACATCATGCAAGTTCATATCACATTTCCTCCTGTTTCATAAAATCTGGAATCACTGGTTCTTTTCCTGCTGCCGGAACTGGTTCTTTCTCTGCTGTCTGGACAACATCTGCGGCTGTCGGCTGTTTTGGCTGTTCCTCGATCGTCATTGGTTCTGGGATAAATTCCTCTGTGTTGGCGTGCTGCTCGATATCTTCCTGTACTTCTCTGTACGTAGCATCCATCATGTTATATTCATAAGCCTGTACCGGATTATCCCATTTCTTGGTAATGGACTTCATGATATTGTTACGCATTTTACGAATAATCATGGATTCTCTGGACTGTGTTTCGTAGTAAGACGGGGAAATATATGGCCTTAATTCCTCGCAATCAATAACTGCTTCCAGTTCCCCAATATCGGAAACTTTCTTCATAATCTCTTTCTTTTTCGCTTCGATCTGGGCTTTCTGTGCGTCTGTAGCTTTGTATCGGTCCGCACAAATACCAAAAGTTTCGTTCTGGAGATTATTCTTGATATGTGCCGCAAGGTTCTTCAAGACATCTGCTCTTTCACATGAATGGTATTCAACGTGTCCATCCTTGTACTGAATCGGGTATACTACACGAACAACTTTGCCCACACCGGATTCTTCCCATTCTGGCGGTGTAACTTCCACGCCCTTATGTCTTGGCGGGGTATACTTGTCACCCTCTCTGACTTTCCAGTATGGAAATACTTTAGCCACATTGACACCGTATCTGCTTACAAGAGCATCGTTTCCATCACCCTCAATCGCAAACTCGATTTTCTTCTCCCATTGAGGTTTCTGTCCTTTACCTGCTACATTTACATTTCTAATCTGGAAATAGCATTCTCTCGGCTGTGCGTTTGCGTTCAACTTTAATGATGCTACCTTGCTCAGAATAAATTTAAGGTTAGAACCGTTGATTGCTTCAAAATTGACGCCGCTCTCGTGCACCATCTGGAAAATGGATCCCATTGCCGCTACTACGCAATCTTTTGAGTAGGAATCAAACTCCATTCCTCTTGAAGTTAAATCTCTTTCCATTAAATCAACATACCGATTTGTGTAGTATGAAAGTTGTGTGTTGAAATTTGCTACCTGTGTGTTTTCTGCCATTTTAATTCTCCTTTTCTTTTTCCTTAGGTGCATTCAAAATGAGATAATATGTAATGTTCTGTAGTTTCCTATAATGATATTTGCTATCCTATTTTCGATGTATCATATTATCCCATCGTGGATACACCTAAGGTTTATTTTTTTCTCAGGCACATACATAGTGAATCGAAATTCAAAATAAAAATCTATGCTACGCTGTTCTAATCTTTGTTGCGTTATTATGTAGTGTCCTATTTTAGTGAAATCTCAATCCACCGTGAATGTACCTGAGAGTTATGCTCAGTGGCATATGAAACAGAGTGAATTATAATGTCCTGTTATTTACTGTACTATGTTTCACTTCGCTATTCTCTCCGGGCATTCACCCGGATTCATATACCACCGAACCGTTTTTTACTTAAATATTAAATGATAGTTACATTTTCCGGATTGATATGATATCTTCCGTTCCCATTTGCTCTCTGCGTTCCGATGCCGATATACTTTCCACTGGTTTCAATCAGCTGCAAGACTGTTTCGTGTGGGAACACGATATCAGGGCAAGATACTTCAATAGTGGTTCTCCAATTATGAAATACATTGCTACTGCAAAGAACCGGGCTTGCACTTATTCCAGATGTAGGCACAATATTATTCACCACTTCAACACTCTCAAAGTCCACTGGACAAATTGATCCTGTCATTGAAAGAGAACGTTTGATATCTGTTCCTTTCTTACCTGTGGAATCTTTGAAGAAAGTAATAAATGTTTCCGTAAACGCTTTCTTAAATGCCTGAGTAAGGATACAAGGACGATTATCTTTCATATATGATTCCCATTCTTCCTGTGTATAGAGAGAAATATCTTCGTCGTGGAAAGTAATCGGATTCTCCCAGTGAATGCCTGTGATAAGTCCCTCCCAGATATTTTTACCCTGATTGTAGATTTCCGGCATTTTTGTTCCTTTATCATGAGCCTGTTTCCAGCATTCAGCCTGCTCGTAATATCTGCTTCTCTTGTGAAGAATCAGGTCTGTATCACCGATAAGCTCCAGTCTTAATGTTGTTTCCTTTAAAGGTTCGATTGTAAATACTTTTGATTTTGCCATAATGTTTTTCCTCCGAAATTTTATGATTTGATTTATAGTTTCTGTTTGCGCAAACACTCAAACGGACTAATTCACAATTAATGTTTTTGTAATATATTGTGCTGTTTTATTATGTCCTGTTCTATAATGTCGCATCCTATATTGCGGACTAATCCGCTTGAATCTTTACGCAAATTCCAGATGCACTTAGCTGACAATAGAAAACGTGTCTTATGTTGTGTTATTGTTCACTGTATTATTTTGTTATCACATATAAGGTTTTGCGGTTTCCTGTTATGACAGTTTCTACTGCCAGTTAAATACATCTGGTCAAGTTGAATGCTCGGTAGGTAACATGAAACATTTTGTGCTATTGTGTGGTATATTGTTTTGTATTATCCTATCCTGTACTTTCATGTTATCCACTCAATATTCAATTTTCGGAGAACTGCTTTATAGACGATATAAACTGTGCTGCGTTATCCTATATTATTATTTGCTTTGCTTTCTTATTACGTCTTGACGGTTATACCGCCTGTAAAACAGTCCTCCGTTGAAGTGTTGTGTTATATTTTGCTATTTTGTTTCGTCATGTCCTATGCTTTCATACGTTATTTTTTATTAAGTGTTCCACAACACTTGTCACTCTGCACAAAAGAAAGAGGTACTGCACTATACTGGATTATTTTGTTTTGTTTTGTTGTGAGTTATCCTGTCTTTCTGCTTATGCAGACTGATAAATGCTGTGGTTTCCTACGCTCATAAACCTGTAAAATTGAGCAAATATAGTGTGCTGAGATATTCTGTTATGTCTTATCGTGTTCTATGATGCGCTTTCCTTTAATTTGTTTGCCTATTTTACAGGCATATCAACGTAGGAAGTTTGCCGCTACTGCACTCATAAACCTACAAGAATAAAATTTTAGATAATAAATATATTGTTTTGTGCTGTTTTGTACTATTATTGTGTTTTTTATCTTCCTACTCCTGTAGGCATATCAGCACAGTAGCGACTTTAATATTTAATTAATCATTTCCCATATTTCTTCATATTCCGAGATGTTCTGGAATTTCTGTTTTACTGCCAGAAGCTCACTCCAGCAACGCTCTACAAGTGTTTTGTATTCGTCTGGCTTATTTAAAATCAGCTTTGTTGGCTTATACCCACCGGAATTATCGGTTTTGTAGAAAACTCTAATTGTTGTCGGCTCTGGCTCCTTATCTGGTTTCACCTCAACAATCTTAAGATTTCTTACAACTGATCTGGCTTCTGATATTCTCCATTTCTCAGCAGCTTCGGTGTCATCCCACGTAAAGCACTTGTGAAGTTCGGTATTGCCATCTCTGGCTTTTTCAAGAATCTGCTGTGGTGTGGCTGATTCCAGTTCTTCACAGATTTCCATGATTTCATCTGCACATTTCTGTGCATCGGCTTTGAACTTGTATGTTCCCCATGTGGCTAACTGCATTTTCTTCTCCTTCTTTTCTTAATTTTTAGATGCTTTTTACATTCAACTCCCCATCCGAAACTTTCAGCAGAATCATCTGTGTATCAAGTTCTGGAATCCTGTCCGAATTTACACTCTCGGCATCATCAACCCAAACTGGAAGTCGCAAGTCGTTCATCTCCTGTAACCCCATCACAAGGTCGATGTCGCAAAGAATCCGGTCGCTATGGTTCAGACCATTGGCATAATCAATTCCATTGCAGATCATCCGGCAAGTTTCCATCGGTTCACCGTCCTGTGTGTAATCGAGGAACTGGAACTGGAAGTGCTTGAAATGTGGATTAATCACCGCTGCCAGTGCCTTATTCTTCTCAATGGAATACTCGGTCAGCTGATCTACTTTCTGCTGAATATTCGCCTGTTTCTGTGAAAGCTTTTTCTGCTCTTCCTGCAGTGTTTCAAGGTTATTAGCTTTTTCCTCAAGCCTTGCGGTCTGAGTCTTAATCTTTGCTTCAACATCTCTGAGTTTTGCTTCCAGAGAATGACGGTTGTTGCTTAATAAAATCCTGTCATTTTCACCGTTTCCGATGCCATTGAGACTTTCTTCCAGTGCTGAGATTTTGTCGCAAACTGCCTTGTATTCTTCATTGCCAGACATATCCGGTTCTGGAATCGGTTTCTCTACTTCCTTTTCCGTTTCTGCGATTTCAAGTGCCAGAGATGTGATTTCTTTCTTGGTAGCTTCAATAGCTGCTTCTGCTTCTTTCTTAGTTTCATTCGCTGCTTTTAATCCCTCAGAAGCTTCGTTGCCGTCCTCAGTGATCTGCTCCAGTTTGGTGCGTTTATTTTTCTCAAACTGTTCTTTCTCTCCTAATTTTTTGGATATCCTGGACTGCTTATTAAACTCAAACTTGCGTTTCGCAGTTTCCACCTGTTCTTCTGGAAGCATCTGTCCGCAAGTCGGGCAAACAGCTGATGCCGGATCAAATTCTTCTCCACGGATTGCAGTAAGTTCGGTATCTCCGCCCCACTTCTCTTTTAATGCTTCTGTATATTTGCTTTTGGCCTGTGCCAGTGCTGCCTTATGTCGCTCAATCCCTTTGCTGGCGTGTTCCAGATCTATTCTGGCAAGTCGTAACTTGTTCTCAGCATTTTTCTTATCGGATTTCAGTGTATATAATAAGGAAGTTATTCTGTCGTGATTCTCCCTGGCTGATTTTTCGGCTTTCTCAACCAGTGCGTCCCTTGAACGCTTCAGTCCTGCCAGTTCGATAGATATCCGGTCGTACTCTCTTGAAGCATCGCAGAGCACTTTCTCCTGCTTCTCGTTTTCTTTCAGTAAGTCAAGAAGATCGTCCCTCTGCGCTGGAAGTGTTTCATCGCATTCAACCTGTCGGCCCTGCTCTTTTCTGATCTGCTTTGCAATATCATCAACATCTGACTTAGCTTTCCTCAGTTCTCTCCTGCGGGCCTTCAAGATTTCTTCGATAGAATCTCCTTCCACGCCTTCATTCTTTATCCATTCGTATTCCGGATGTTCTGCTCTGAACTGCGTTTCGCTGAACCCGGCTATTCCTCCCAGTGTTTCCCTTGCTTTTGCTGTTGCCTTCTGGATTTCATTCAAAAACACTCTGGCGTTGCTGCACATGGCAATCGTATCAGGATCGGCAATCCTTTTAAGAATCTCCATATACTCGGTTTTGTTCCGCTTAATTCCGTTGACGTAATATTCAACCGTATTGGATGACTTTCCTTTCTTGGTCTTTTTCTGGATAACATATTCCGTTCCGTCAACGTCAATAACCAGTTCTCTCACCACCGGATCATCAACTTCTTCATCGTCAACCTTCCGGCGGATATTGTTCGGAAGTGTTCCATCTGCCAGCTTTCCGGTCAGGACATCAAAATATGCGTCCATCAGAGAAGTTTTGCCCTGTCTGTTTCTTCCGGAAACTTCTGTTCTTCCTGCGAAATCAAATTCTCTTGCTTCAAATTTCTTATAGTTTTCAACGCTGAGTTTTTTCAAAGTTACCTTTTTCATCTTTGATTTCCTCCATCTCCATTACTGAAACTTCGTATGCTGTTTTTCTAACATAGGAACCATCTGACTGCTTCTTCCAATAGTCACGGCTCTGCATACGTCCCTTTAATTTAACTTTTGTACCTACTTTCCATTCAGAAGCTTTCACCGCCAGGTCTCTCCAACAAATACAGGAGATGTATTCTGACCGCTTGTATCCATTAATTGCCACGCAAACTTCGCAGATTGTCTTTCCTAATGGCGTTTTTCTCAGCACCGGCTTCTTGCAAATGTTTGCAGTCATTTCTACCGTATTCACAAGAAGGGTCCCTTCTGTGCTGACATCGTATGCTTCCAGATACATGTACTTTTTCTCTTGGTGATCCGCTCTGACCCACTTGGAACGGATTCTTCCCGAAACCTTTATCCAATTCCATTCCCGAAATGTACCTTTAAGTCTGTTCGGAATTTCCACGATGATATCGTCCGGTGTTCCGCTGAAGCGGTCACTTCTGACGACTAAAAAGCTCTTTCCCTTTCTTGGCTTAAATTTGACTTCTGCCGGATCAGTTACAAATCCGGTCAGTGTTGCTCTGTTTAAATCTTGCATTTCTATTCTCTTTTTCCTTCCTTTTAATGTCGTGCACGAAGTCGTTGATTTTAAGCATCACTGCCAGTCCGGCTGTACTCATTAAGATATAATCCAATGCTAGAATCGTGAGTGCGTCCAAATCAGTCACAGCCCAGCATACTGCAAAGAACACGATTGCCAGGCCGGAAACTCCGAACACTGCAAGCCCCTCTAAGTAAGTTCTCATTATTTTCCTTTCCCCAACAACCTCATTGCCAGCACTGTAGTCAGCAGAACAATGATTGCCAGATCTTTGTTTCTTGCTTCTTTCTCAAGATCTTCGATAATCTCAGAAGCAAGTGTTTTTCCAGTTTCCTTAGTGATTTTAGACATTAAAAATGCCCTCCTGTGTTTTTATTTGTCAAATACAAGAAGGTATGATATAATCATCTTGTATTTAACTTACTCAAGCTAAGTTAGATACATGCTCCGGTTGGTGTTCCTGCACCGCCGGGGCTACTTACAACTTAAATGCCTAACATGGCAGCCAGAACGTTTTTGTTGACGTAATCGCTATCTGAAACGTCAAGATAAGCTTCAACAGCTTTTAATCTGCCTGCCAACAGGGCGTATTCTTCTTCAATGGTCTCCGGGATGAAATCCACGGAGCTTTCTTTTTCTACAGCCATCAATTTTTTTCCTCCTTTTCGCAGTATGGACACGGGGCATCAAGTAACAGATTGTTCAACATGGTTTTTACAAGCGTGAAATTTTCCTCCATATTACTTAATGCTTCACACACACGGTAAAATTTTCTGCTGCCATCAGTTTCTGTGACACCGATGTATACCGAACGATACGTTCCTAATTTTTCGCTGTTAAAAACCCTGCATTCAAAGGACACACACGCCTCTGGAACTGTGTCCTGTGCTTTCCGGCACATTCCATATAAGGTATCAGCATAAAGGTTAAATTTCTCTGCTTTTGTCATTTGTCCGCTCCCATCCCGGCGTTTACCGCCTTAAAAATCATCTGCTTTGTTTTTTCCTCTCCAAACGCTTTGGAGAAGGAACTGTAGGTGCGAGATATGATTTCTGAAAGATCATGGATAACTTCATTTCCCGCACCGTTGATTGATACGTTTCCTTTTTCGCATTTAATCATCTGATTTTTACCTCCTGATTGTTTCTTTAGATGCTTATGAATCTGTGCTAGAAGCATTCAACGAAAAATATCCATCTGGCAAATAGGTTTCTTCTTAATCAAGCATGATAAGGAAATAGGTTTCTTTGATGTTCGTACTATCTTGGAACCCTTTTCTTCTTTTTGTACAAACTCAACGGGCATTTCCTGTCCTTTGAATCTAATGCTTTCGATTTCTCCGATGCCTTTCTGGTTCACCTGTAACAGTTTTAAATCCGTTGATAAATTTAAAGCATTCAGATCAATGGAAAGTGTCGGCATTGAGTTCCCAACCTCCTGCTTCAGTTCGAAGCTTCTTACTCCCTCAAGTCTGTGGCCGTCTACAAGGATTTCTGTAAATACTCCCTGTTCCTGCTCAACCTGATGGATTTCAATTTTTGATGCTTTCATGTGTCTCCTTTCTAGTTAAGAACTTTGAACTTTTTCTTTGAAAAAATAGTCCTGTATATCATCAGCAGAAAGTTCCAATAGATTGACTGCTTTGCAAATATCTGACTGTTTCCAAAACAGCTTTCCGTTGAGTTTCAGCGATAATGTACGTTCTGACCATTCCATAGCATTCGCAAAGGAACTCTGACTATCATATTTTTCAATGATTCTTCCCTTGAGCTTACTATAATCAAATGCCATATTCCACACTCCTTTCGGTTCAATGTTTTGAACTAATTATAATATAGCACTGCCTATGCACTAAGTCAATACATATTTTCAATATTTTTAACTTTTTTGTTTTGAGGCTTGAACTTTTGTTTCATGTGTGATATATTATCATTAGAAAGCGAAAGGAGTATAATACAATGGAAAAAGTTAGTTCATCAGAAAGATTTAAGACTTTGATGGACGAACGTAATCTGAGACAGGTTGATATTCTCAATCTTGTTCTTCCATATTGTAAGAAATACAATGTGAAAATGAATAAGTCGGATATTAGCCAGTACGTTTCCGGAAAGACAGAGCCTAGTCAAGAAAAACTGGTCGTCTTAGGGATGGCGTTAAATGTTTCAGAATCGTGGTTAATGGGATTTAATGTAGGACGTGCCAGAAAAGACACATCCCATCAGGCGAAAGAAGATTTTAATCTGATTTCAAAATTCTCATTATTAAGCGAACGTGACCAGAAAATTGTTTTAAGTCTAATTGATTCCATGCTTTCTAATTAAAAAAAGTGGGGCTTAATCGCCCCACTTCTCCAGAAACAGTTTTATAAATGTGTGCAGGTACTCTAGTGTGCCTGTTTTTTTTATTCCATTTATCATCTCGATAATCTCTTTCTTATAGTCCATAAAATAACCCTCCCTGTTTGCAAACTACTGCCTACATTAAAGTATATGCTCGATTAGCAGATGGAATGCCACGAACTTATGTTTGCATTATATCCTATAATATGTCTAATAAAGCGGAATAAGTGGGATGAAACAATATTTCCACGAGGTAATTGCCAATGGTATACCGGAATATTTACAATCGCATAGAAATTATTCGTGATAACAAAGGTAAAATCATTCCTCTTTGGAGCAAAATAAAATACAAGCATAGGAATATGCTGCATCTGTTTCGTGACATTTCTTTTGACTGTTGGTTGTCTGTGCATATGTTGTTCGGAACAAATGCTAGTACCTCTGTTTGTATATTCTTCTACGCATACTGGTGAGCTGATGATGTAGTTGACGTATAATATAATTCCAATAATGGCTAGAATTTGTTTGAATGTTTTCATTGATAACACCTCGAATTTTATTATATTTCACTATACTACTTGTGCTTTAAATGATATAATATATACAAATTTTACTAAGGAGGATTTACTATGAAAAAGCATTTAAAATTATTAGCGGTGCTTGGTGTCACAAGCATTTTGGTTTCATCCACTTCTATCCCGACGTTTGCAGAAGACTTTGTTTTATATGATGAAAACGGAGTACACGTCGAAACAAAAGGCTTAACAGAGTCGCCATCAAAAGGAACCATTGGTTTGTATATCGAAAACAATTCTGATCTGAATTTAGGTATTGCACCTTACGCTTATGCCATAAACGGCATCATGGCTGGTGGTGACCAATATGGTCTTAATTCTGCCGATGTTGCACCAGGTAAAAAAGCAAATTCTACTATAGAACTTACCAGTGCTTGGGAAAAAACCAATTTTTATAAAGATTATCAAATGGATGAATTGAGCAGCTTCGATATTTTGCTGTGGGCTTATGATAATTCAAAAAGCTTTAAAGCTTTCGATAGTGGTCAGGTGCATGTTGATGTAACTGGAGCCACGGAAACATCTTCACCTGTGTTAAGTAACGTTCAAAACATATATGATAAAGATGGTATTAGCGTTGATTTTGTATCATCAAAAGAGAACAGTTTCACGTTTTGCATCACGAATACAACTGGTCAGTATTTTGTTTACGATGTAGTTTCTGAAACTTATAATGACTTTACAACTTCCGATGTGAATTATGAACTGTGCAACAAATATTTGCTGAATAATTGTAAAACAATTATAACCTTAACTCCAACTGACGATTTCCTTTCAATGAACGAGATTTCTGAAATATCAAAAGTAGATTTCGCATTAACAATCAGACCGTTGGCTGAATATGAAGGTGAATATACTACAGATTTAATATCATATCAGAAGTAAAATATAATTTTCTCATATCTTTTATTTATGGACTGACTGCCGGATATTTAAGCACTTTTATTAACACAGGAGAGCAGCTTTGGTAAATTTCCGGCAATTCAGCCCATTTACAGTATTAAACTGCTGTAGTATAATATCTGTATAAATACTATCTACATTGTAAATTCTACAACATTTCACCGTAAAAATTGGTAAATTGAATAAATAGCATGTTTTCGCATAACGAAAAAAGGGTGTGATATAAATGCGAATAGCGATACTTGACGATAACCAGCTTGATATTGATTATTTCAAGGCAAGGGCTGAGTCATTTTTGAAGAAAAAGGGCGACAGAACGTACCAGATTTCAGAATACACTTCTGGTGTCCCTCTTGTGGATGATGTGAAAGACGGTGAATGGTTTGACTTGATCGTGTTGGACATCATTTTAAAAGACGGCGAAAATGGTATTGATGTAGCATATAAGTTACGTGGCTCTGGTTATTCCGGAAGTCTGATGTTCTGGACAGCTCATGCCGGCTACATGCGTGATGCTTTTGATGTTCAGGCAACACAGTATGTTATCAAAGGGCATGAAGATGGAAGGGTGTTTTCCGTAATTGATACTACACTTGGAAGATTGGAAGAACGGATGCTCACTGTAAAATTCAAAGGTGATTTCCACAGGGTTTTCTTTCGTAACATCGAATATATAGAAAGCCGTGGTCAAATGTGCATCATCCATTGCACGTGCAGGCATCAGTATGGTTTTTACCGGCGTCTGCATGAGATAGAAAAAGTTCTGGATCGGCGTTTTATCCGGTGCCACCGTAGCTATATCGTAAACATGGATTACATCGCAAACATTGCATCTGACATCAGAATGATTTCCGGTGATATCGTTTCAATATCACAAAATCGAAAAAGAGAAATAGAACAGATATATCAGGAATATCTCGAAGAATAAGAAAAGAGTCGGGTTTTTATGCCCAACTCTTTTCTTTGACTGTCCACTCGTGCCGCTGCTAACAGCCCCCGAATTGGGACATACAGCTCTTCCGTTCATGCACGGCGGAATCAGTCTGCACTATCAACTTGTGCTAGCCACACAGGAAACTTTACATCATAAGTTCAACCCCTGTGCGGCTATTGGTAGTATAACCTGTTTTGAATGATAAATCAATCAGAACATCATTTCGTGTTGGCTTTCATGTGCTCAATCACTCTCTTCCAGGTATCAATGCCGCAAGTTCCATTTGCCTTTACACCAACATTTTTCTGGAAAACTTTGAGGGAATCATATGTGTCATTCCCGAACTGTCCGTCAACTTCCACTCCCAGCATCGCCTGAAGCATTGCCACAGCTGTACCGGAACTGCCCTTTCTCAGAATCGGAAGTCTTGTCTGGAAGGTACCGGTAAGCGTAGTTGAAGGTGTACTTACTTTTGCACCGGTGGTAACAGCAATAGCCACGTGGTGATTATCGTTCAGGAGGATATCTCCTGCCTTTAAATAGTCACCAGATGTCAGATACTTACTATCCGTCAGTACTTTCGCACCGGCAGCCTTCATTGCGGCTCTCATGTTTCGTGTTGTCAGATAAATGCTGACTGCTTTGAGCTTTGCATTATTCAGGCGATATCCAGCGCCCTTGACGATAGCTGCTGTACTTGCGCTGCAATCAGATTCACAAGCTACCGTGATCTGCGCCGGATCGTAGTTACTTGCCTTCAGGTGCTGCCAGAACGTATACCGGTCATTGCTGTTTCCGGCGGTACCCTGATCGTAGCCGATGAGATTGTTTTGTGCTGCTTTTGTCGCCATGTCTGCAATCATGGATGCGATTTTAGCATCATTAAATCTCAGGACGCAGAGCCACGGTCTGCTGTACCAGTTCATGATCTGATACTCTGTCCCAGTCTGATCTCCTGCTTTTCCACCTGCATATCTTCCGTTTTCGTCATGCCCACAGTTACTGATTTTTACCATTTTAGTTTCTCCTTTCTGTGCTGTTCCTCTATAGTCCTTGTAGAACACATCCATGTCAACGTTGCCGCTGATTCCAGATACTTTTCCTTTGCTGGAATACTGCCAGCCAATTCCTGCTTTTGGTTTTACCCTTGTTTGCATTGTTCCATTATCGGGGTCTGGGTAATGTGCAATCCAGCACTCATACTTTCTGAGTGCGTCAGTCAGAACGCCGTTGTACCAGTCCAGATTGCAGTAGATACCGACCTTATAACCAGCTTTTTTCATCCTTGTCAGAAAGGCAACTGCAATGTTTTCGACTGCCTGTTTACCGAGTTTTCGCTGATTAGACCACTCGAGATCATAAAACATCGGAAAGTCCAGTCCTCGCCCGTTTAGTGCGGCGATCACATCTTCCGCCTCATCAATAGCCTGTGCCGGTGTCAGAGCGTATGAATATTTATATCCGCCGATAAGGATTCCGTTGCTCTTGCATCCCTTGTAGTTGTACTCGAATGAGCCGTCAACACCTGTTTTCTGATGGATTCTTAAGATTGCGAATTTGATACCGGATTTAGCCACTTTCGCCCAGTCTGGTTTCCCCTGATTGGATGATACGTCAATTCCTTTAATTTCCAATTTATCAACTCCTTTTTATGAAACATATTTGTGGTGGCTGTAGCGCACAGATTCCTGCGCTACTTTTGCGTAAATCATAGTCGTGTCAAGTTTTTCATGTCCGAGCATCTTCTGCAAGTCGGTGACGTTCATTCCCCGTTCGAGCGCCATGCTCGCTGTTGTGTGTCTTATCAGATGTGGGTATAAGTGTCTGCCGATGCCGGAACGTTCGCCAATCTGCCGGACTATCTGCTCAATTTGTGTCTTCGTAATGCCCCGATATGGCTGACGGACGGTGGATATCACGCTGTCGGAATCACCTTTCCGACTGAGCCAGTATTTCTTCAGAGCAACTTCGGCTCTGGCGTTGATATACGATATCCGGTGTTTACTGCCTTTTCCGAACAGGTGGACTTCCTTGGTCCGAAAGTCAATGTCGGCTTTCTTCAGAACCACCATTTCCGAGACACGGCATCCGGTACTGTAGAACAGTTCCACAAGGGCTTTCTCCCGATAATCCTTGCAAGCATCCCGAACTAATTCCAGTTCGATATCGGACAACGGCTCACGTGGCCTAGCTTCAAACTTGATCGGATTTATGCGGCTACAAACATTTTTGGTCAGATACTCTTCCTTGACGCACCAGTCCAGAAACGTATGAATAATAAGGCGTTTTCCGTCAATCGTCCGGTTGGTGTTGCCTTTTGCCGACAGCCCGAACAGATATACACGGATATCGTTTGTGGTTATCTGGTTCAGCGGCTTATTGACCGTCTGGAAAAAGTCGTCAAGGTTGCACTTATACGTCCGAAGTGACTGTGGGGACATGCCCTCAATCTTTTTCGATACCAGATACACCTTGTAGCACTCCGGTATGCAGTTTTGATACGGCACGATTTCCGTGATTTTCTTCTCAATGTCGAAGTTTGCCGAAAACATTTCCAACTCCATCAGCACGGTTTTCATCTGCTCTGGTGTCAACTTTCCGTCCAGTTTGGTCATAAATTCGGTTGCGAAATTTTCCATGAAAAAAGCCCTCCTTTTGGGTACACAAAGGGAGGGTATCGTGTTATAATAATACCGTACCCTTTGTGGTGCTGTTGGAGTCGAACTTTTTGATTGGTAGTCGGGAGTTCGGCTCCTTTTTTGTTATAATGTTTTGCTCGTATTATAACACTTAGCACACTCCATTGGTAGCTTTTTTATGAAATTTTTACTCAGTCTTACTTGAGTTTACTCAAGGTGTTTGTAAAGTCTATACGATTCTTCCGCCTCTTCTTTATCCACATAAACAGTTTCTTCGTTTATGTCAATGTTATCGTTGATGTACACGCTCCGATTTGTTACGGTAACTTTTTCTATGACCAGTTCTTGAAGCTTCCCTTCGATTATTCTGTACACGGTTCTGCCGATGTACCAGTCCGAAAACTGTCTAAAAAACATATCATCTCGTTCTAATGACATTTTGCATCACCCCTTTTTTAATGAACTAAATGGGAAGACTAAGAATCAGCATTGTACTTTTTCCAGTTTCCCCATATTTTGTACCAACATGTTCGCGCTTTTATATAGCTATTTAATTCATTAAGTGCCCCAACCACCGTCTGGTTGCTCGTCTGCAAGTTGCTGATAACCGCATTGGTCAGTTTTATAACAATCCAGTTCCAGATTCCGCTGAATGGCGAAAGCTTGTTTGCCTTCGCTGTTGCGTCGTAAATCATCAGTGTGTCGTTGTCCGCCGGCGTTGCTTTCTGTGTGTACTCGTTAAATTTACCCATTACTGTAATCTCCTTTCTAATTCCTTGATACGTTTTTCTTGCTCGTCAACCTTTGTGCTAAGTTCCTGTATGGCTTTAATGGCGTAGTTCAGCAAGTACGGACTGTTAATCTGCTTAATGTCCATCTCACCGTTTTCGTCATATCCGCCACCCAGAGCCAAGTTCGGGTCGATTTCTTCCAGTTCGTCTGCCACGAAACCGATGTTTTGATGCCATCCACCCATCCACTCTTTCCAGTCGAACTGACGGACTTTCATGCGATTGACCGTTTCGAGAGCGTCTGTTTCACTGCTTTCGATGTTTTCTTTTAGGCGGATGTCGGAAACTTGTGAGGTTGTATATAAATAGTCTGTGCTAAAGCCAGATCCACCCCATTTAGCACGGATTCCTAAACGTCTGTATGTTGCCGCATCTCCATGTTTACTACCCGTTCCTGAAAAAAGATAGGCCACTTGCGAATCATCTGCGCTTACGGACGCTATCGGTTGTCTTTTGACTTTGCCGGATGTTTTTGCTTGATTTTCCAAGTCGTAAAACATAAGGGTTCCATTGACAGTTGAGTTTCCGCCTACGCTCAAGCTTTTGCCAATAGTTGCACTTCCATCTGTCGAAAAATTTGCTCCAAGTTCGCATCCGTCCGTAAAAAGTGAGTTTGTATTTATTCGGACTTTGTTGTTCAGATAGCGAACAATATAGCCTTCCCATTTTTTGCTCGTATCACCTTCCATCCAAAGTTCAGGCACGTTATTTTGGACTTTCTGTGCGTACAGCCCGTATTTTCCAAGCATCAGCGCATTGTACTTGTCTGCATCTGTGTAGTCCGTATACAATCGCAATCCGGCAGTATTAAGAGATACCATTGGATTTCCGGTGTTCTTGTTAAGTACGACATATCCGGTATATCCTAATCTCGATATCTGATTTCCGTCAGCATCGTAAATCTTCAACTGACCATTTCCGTTATTCGTGCCGCCAAGACTGATGACGCCACCTTTCATGGCATTGAATGAAATAAACAGCGTCTGGTTTCCACTTTCATCTTTTTCGTAGTACAGCCCCTTAAACTTCCCATCGTCTGACAGGATATCGACTATCTGTTCCTGTGTCAGTGATGCCACATCGACCGCAACGGAATATGTCTGGTAGTCCGCAAGTTTGCTCTTCGACTGGTCAAAATACAGTGAAACCTTGAGCATGTCATGTGCCTTGAGTGACAGGCTATTGACGTTAATATTCAACCGGTCAAGTGCCGCAGTCTGCGATACCGTGAGCGCCGACCATGTAGCGCCGTTGTCAGTGGATTTTTCCAGTTTCCACCAACCTTTCTGCGACTGCGCAACTTCGCCGTTTCCGTCTCTGTAGAACGAATCTACAATGAGCGGCGCCGGTGTTATCTTCTTGTCTGCTCCCATCAGTAAAACATCAGCGTTTGACTGGAAAAAGTAAGTCCTTCCGGCAGCCCCCGGTTCGCCCTTAATCTTTGTCCAACTATACTTCGTTGGGTCGGTACTATCATCCGGCGTGTAATCGGTATACTGCCCGATATACAGCTTATTGACGCTATCATCCACAGAGAAACCTGTTCTACCATCCGCACTGTTGGCATATGCGATATGGAAGTACGGCGTTTTTCCATTTACTC